AATTCAACACAGACACTAGCGAAAAACTTATCCGGTATCTTGTTCGACACCAGCACTGGAGTCCCCTTGAAATGGTCAGTGCTTGCATGGAAATTACGACAACAAGAGATATTGCGCGGCAAATCCTTCGCCACAGAAGTTTCAGCTTCCAAGAGTTTTCGCAACGTTATGCTGATCCAACAAAGGATCTTGAATTCGTATTCCGAGAAGCCCGACTGCAAGACCCCAAGAACAGACAGAACAGCATAGAAGTTGTACAAGACAATCCTGAAGCACGTCGACTGGCACAGGACTGGGAACGTGCTCAAACTAGAGTTAAACTTGCTGCCATTGAAGCCTACAACTGGGCCATTGACAATGGCATTGCCAAGGAACAGGCCCGTGCTGTGTTGCCCGAAGGCATGATGTCAAGCCGATTGTACATGAACGGCACATTACGATCATGGATCCACTTTATTGAATTGCGATCAGCCAACGGCACACAAAAAGAACACCAGGAAGTGGCCCGAGCCTGTGCAGAAGCCATTGCAGCAATCTTTCCAATGGCATCAACATTAGAGATCAACTGTGAATGATCACAGTATACGTTGGCGATGTTGGGGAATATCTTTCGATATTGTGTCACGCAGTTGATCCTGGTGCAAAGTTAATTACAGATAAAAATTTTGCTAATTTAGCGCCAGGTACCTACTACACCAGCATTGCAGATCTAAGCACTTTACTAAACTTTAGTTCAGTACTGAGACAAGCAAACAAAATTGTATATGCACCTCCAGATAAATGGTCTGACCAGCATAAAAAAACAAGTAAGATGCAACACTGGACTGAAGATTATCTAAACGTATTTAGATTTAAATGCCAAGTTGAAAACTTTGAACCCAAAGTTCAAATTAATAAAGATGCGGTACTGCATTTAGTAGACCAAAGAAAAACTCAAAAAAAACAACTATGGGTTGCAGGATGTAGTATCAGTCACGGCATAGGTGTAACAGAACAAACACGATATGGGCAATTGTTGGCCAATCAATTGAATATTGCAGCAAGTTTTTTAACCTGTAGTGGTTCATCAATTGTATGGGCTGCTGACCAAATTTTAAGATCTGACATAAGGTCTGGTGATATTGTGGTATGGGGTGTTACCTCCTGGTCCAGGACTCCGTTTTTTATTGATAATGCTCTGTCTCACGTGATGGCAAACTCATTAGAAAAACATTCAAAACATCATAATCTAGTAAACGCTGACACGCTTGCTAGTGATCATTTGTTTTATAAATCACTGATCAGTATTTTTCAAGTGATAACTTTTTGTCAAAAGATCAATGCAAAACTAGTAATTGCATCTTTACTAGATGACTGTGTTTGCGAATATCTAAAGGATCAACCAAACTTTATCATGTTATACAAGTTATGGGGACGAAATTGGGATAAACTGTTTATTGATATGGGATCTGACGGGACACACCCAGGATACATCACACACCAATTTTATGCTGATCAAATCTATCAAAAATTGCAAGGCCCACTTGCATGTTCCTGATTAATTTGCTATAATGTTGCATGTCAATCAATACTCTATACTCTGAATACAAACAATACCAAGACCCGGAATACAAAATCATCGACAACAATGTTGTACGTTTTAGTGATATTTGTGTGCATGAGTTCACCATGGGCGATGTAGAAGATCCAGACTTGTATGCGGCGCAACCAATCTGGGAATGGCAAGAAAGCCAGGCAGGAAAGTTTGTGATGGCTCATGCTGTGGAAGCACCGTACTGGATTCGTCAGGTAGACCACAGCAGTTATGGACACCGGTATAAAATCATAGCCCGGCTCAGCGAGCCAAATCAAACATTTTTTAGGTTGAAATTTAAATAAATATATTTGACACTTCCCCCAATCCAATCCCCCAATATGTTTAATCAAAAAATCTTGTGCATAGGCAACGAGACTGAAGATACTGATCATCAAGTTTCTCAGTTGTCAAAAAATCAACAGACTGTAAATCACGGACTTGTTACCGACGAGTCATTTGTTCCTGTTGATTTTGGATACTATCATGTCAGTATAGCTGACATGCCACCTGGTGCAATTGCACCTATAGCATTGAATTTTGATCAGATCATAATGTTAGATCAAGCCAAAGAATCATATCCACACTGGAAATCATTTGTGGGAACATTTAGACTGATGTATGATCTAGAACAAACTGGGCACAATGTGGTTTATCGAGACAACGAGTGCAATAAAAATATCAGTTATTGGCACAACGTGCTGAGAGAAAACAAAAGTGTTTGCTTCTATCCATTTTTAGGACTGATTGACAATCTTGGAAGCACAGGGGTATGTCCCAAAAATTTTGACGCATTTACCCAAGTAAACAACATTGAAGATTGGCGTACCAACAACAAATACAATGCCATGCGTGAAAAAATGTTGCGTGGAGAAGCAGTCACTGAATGGTGTCAAGATTGCTACCAACAAGAATCAGTTGGCCAAGAAAGCACAAGACAATTTGAAACTCTTGAATGGACCACTAGATTAGATTTTACCTCTGTAGATGACTTTAGCAAAATTGATGCCCCAGCATATTATGAAATACGTCCCAACAACAAATGCAACATCATGTGCCGTACTTGTGACAATGTGCGTAGTCATTTGATTGAAAAAGAATGGAAAACCATCAACATTCCACTGTGGCATTATCAACAAGCAAACATAACTTTTGAGCATGTGGACTTTGACACTGTAAAAAGAATTTATGTTGGAGGTGGAGAACCCACGGTGATGACAGAATTTTATGATTTCTTGACCAAATGCATCGCACATGGACATACTGACTTTGAACTGGTAATTGGAACCAACGGTATGAAATTCAGTGACAAGATAATGAAACTATTCAGCAAGTTCACTGATGTTTGTTTTTCAGTAAGTTTTGATGGTTATAAAAAAGTAGGCGACTATATTCGTTGGGGCAGCGACTTCGACACTGTGACCAAGAATACTCATATGCTGTTGGATCATGGTCACAAAGTTGGACTGCAAACTGTTTTTTCTGTTTACAATGCTACTCGTATGCACGAAATTTTTGAATTTTATGATCAAGAATTTCCTACTGCAAGCCTGCTGGTGCAATATGCTGGATTTGCTGATGACATGATGAATCCATACAACCATCCTTGCCCTGACTTGGTAATAGACTCCATGAAAAGATGCACACAAACACAAGTGTACTATTCAAACGGAAGATCTTGCAAAACACAAGTGGATGCAATGTTGGATTGGTATACCAATCAATATCAACTGGACGCAAACAAATTAAACAAGTTTTATGAATTTAACGATAAATTGGATAAATCACGTGGCAGTCTTTTGGCTGACTACATTCCTGAATTAGCACAAGCTCGGAGCATGATATGACATTTTTAGTAACAGGCGGCCTAGGCCTCATTGGGCACAACATAGTACAACGACTACAAGCACGTGGTGAGAAAACTGTGATCATGGACACCAAGACCACGTATGGTATTATCCCACAATCAGAAATAGACTACTTGATGGCCGAGCGTCTTGCCAAGATTGATAATCATCCTGTGTATAACACAGACATCACAAACGCAGGTCCTGTAGACTATGTGATTGGCAAAGAGCAACCCAAAGTCATCGTTCACTGCGCAAGTTTCCCCCGACAGAAAGTGGTCAATGCCAACCCTGCGCTGGGTGCGGATGTCATGATGAAGGGGTTGATCAACTTGCTTGAGAGTGCCAAAAAACACAAAATTGAACGGTTTGTGTACATCAGTTCAAGCATGGTGTACGGAGACTTTGAAGATGATGTGTTGGAAGATGATACGTGCCGTCCGCAAGGGCAGTATGGAATAATGAAACTATGTGGAGAAGACCTTGTCAAAGATTATGCTCGTCGTTGTAATTTTGAGTATGTTATTATTCGCCCCAGTGCTGTTTATGGGCCACTTGATGTTGAAGACCGAGTCGTTGCAAAATTCATGCTCACAGCAATGCGCGGCGGAGTGCTCCGAGTTAATGGAGCGAACGAAACACTAGACTTTACCTATGTGGATGATGCCGCCGATGGTATTGTTGCTGCCGCAACACGTATCATGTGCCGCAACATGACATTCAATATCACCAAGAGCCATTCAGTAAGTTTGTTGGAAGCTGCTGAAATGATTGTGAAGATTGTGGGCAAGGGTACTATTGAGGTGCGTGACAAAGATGCAGACTTTCCCAGCCGCGGTGCGTTGAACATTGATCGTGCAAAGACCATCTTGAGTTTTGATCCAAAAGTAGATGTAGAAGAAGGATTCCAAAAGTATTATGAGTGGCTTGACAATTCCGTTTACTGGAATCCGAAAACAGTATAACAATCTCCGCACTGAAATTCTGGATGCAACAGATATTGTGTTGCGTTCAGGGCAACTCATGAGCGGCAACTACACCTATGAGTTTGAAGATTGGCTGGCTAGACGCAATCATCAACCCTATGCTGTGACCTGCCACTCGGGCACACAAGCCCTGGAGATCATTGCCGAATGGTATCGAACACAACTGGGTGTTCCTGATATTCCTACTGTGGCTGTGCCTACAATGACTTATCCTGCCACACTAAACGCATTTGTGCGAGCAGGTTGGAACATACACATAGTAGACACTGATCAGTATGGTGTGATGGACTTGGCCAAACTTGAGCACAACACAGACGTACAGGCCATTTGTGGCGTGGGCCTGTACGGGCAATCTGTTGCCAACATGACACAAACATTATGGGCACTGACTCATCCCATCATAGAAGATGGGGCACAGCACTGGCTCAGCAATGACTGTCAACGTGTGGGTGACTGTGCCATCAGTTTTGATCCCACAAAAAATCTAGCCAACTATGGCAATGGTGGTGCTGTGATCACTGCCAATGCTGGCTTGAAAGATTTTGCCCAGAATTGGATCAGCAATGGCAAGCACAGCCGACACGCAGAAATTGGTACCAACAGTAGAATGAGTGAAATAGACTGTGCGCAGATGTTGGTAAAGACTCGTTATATCGATCAGTGGCAACAACGCAGGCGAACCATTGCCAAACACTGGATGGAGATGCTAAAGGGCAAGCCTTGGATCACTTGCTTGATTGATGATAGCAACTTTGACAAACACTGTTTTCACAAATTTGTGATTCATGTGGACAATCGAGATATCTTGCAACGCAACCTTGCCTTGCGTGGTGTTGAGACCAAAGTACACTACCCAACACCCATGCACGAGTTACCAGCGTATCAACACTATCTGTGTCCAGACTTGCTCAGTGCCGGCAGCAGTCTGGCACGTAGATGTTTGAGCCTTCCTATCTATCCTGAACTAACAGACTTGGAAGTTGAATACATTATTGATCAGGTGTTAGACTGCGTTTGACAAACGCATAGGTGGCCAACCAAGACCACTCATAACTTTTCTTCAAGGCGTCAAAGTCGCCGCCAACTGAATCATAATACTCTGCACCATCCTCTGCACCTTTGCGACTCCATTGCCCGTCTGTGGTATCAACAGTGAGCCAACGATTGAGTCTGTGCTCGCTTTCCACATCAGGCAAACTGGCCTTCAGTTTTAACACTTCACGGAATGCAGTGCGCCAGCACATCCAATCCGATTCATGGTACATGGCTGTGCCTGACACAATGGGCACAACTTCGTGTGGTTGGTCTAGTGTAAAGTCCAGACCTTGCCCTGTGTTCTCCAACACCAACCGTTTATTATATGCAATCACGGCCTGATGTCCATACACCAATCCGTTCACAGGATTGTGTGCGTGAAATATATAGTGCTTGGGTTGTTGCATGCGATCAGGTTGCCACGACCAGTCAAAATCCGCAGTTACTTCTAGTTTGGCAAACACAGCAAAGAACCAAGGTGTGCGACTGTGCCTGGCAGCCTCTTGATATGCTGCCACACGTCCGTTGATGCCCGACACATGATGTATTTGGTTCGCAGCAACACGGGTTGAATTTTTTGTCCATTGCAAATGTTCAAAATAAATGCCAGCATTTATTTCACCGTTGCTGATGAATACAATGTCCAACACTGAGTCTTGCAATATGCGCCGTGTTCGATCTATGTAGGGATAGTCATACAACTGTGTCTTTATGTGAGGCACAGCCGTACGTGGTACCACAACTGTGCCGGCACCGTCACTGATGGGCATGATAGTTTTGGTCTCTTCGCGCCACAGTGGCACAGTGACCATGTTTCCGGGCACATAATTGTAGTTGGTAAATGTGGCCAAGGGTCCTGCCCAGTCAGTGTTCTTTACTGCATCAACATGACTGTCACCATCGTGAAGTATAACAGGCATGGGTCTACGTGGCACAGCGGTTTTGATAAAGTTTACATCATACCATTCCAACAATGCTTTCTTTTCTGCTCTGGCAGCAAATGTGGGCACATGCATGAAGAAGGTGTCTCCAAACTTTTGGTCATTGCTGGCAAACACATGCAACATGGTGGCTTGCCATTGTTCAGGATGCCATGAAAAGTCAAAATCCGTATAGTCACAGATACTGCTGCATATCCAAACAAACTCATGTTCGGTGCCTATGCTCTTGGCAATGCGTATTAGTGTATCTCTGTAGTTGTCAAAGTAGCGCACAGTCCGTGTGGTGTTGACGATTTTGCCTGCCGCACCACACAAGTGATCTATTTCATATACAGCAGTGGCCACTCGATTGGTTATAGCACGTATTTGATCCACATACTTGATGTCTGTGGCACCTGCTACAGTGTATACTGGCCCGCCGGTGCGTTGATGCTGTGTGCCAAACTGGTATATGTACGGAGGATCAAAGGGATTTGGATGCCACGACTGGTCCACCGGCTCAACACCTAGCGGAACCGTCCACGATTTTTTGGTAGGCTTTGCTACAGCATGTTGAGCTGTTTCTAGTTTGATTGAATCAGCACCCAAATTATACACAGGTCCACCTGCTGATTGCCATTGTGTGCCGAAATGATGTTGGTAGTGATCGCTGGGTAAGGAGTGCCAAGAGAAATCAAAACTGTCTGCATCTATGTTTGACGGTATGCGCCATCCATCACGACTGCTCAGTCTTGCGATTGTACGATCTGTATGGTAGTTTGTGTGTTCATAGCCCTCACGTGGCACAAGGTATGTGCCCGAATCTGGTTGCCATTGACTGGCCCATGCATGCCGCTGATCGGCTTGCCAAGGAGGGGGTTCAAAAAGCCAGTCCCAGTCTTGGTAATCTGCTAAGTAATGCACAATCCAGAAAAATCGTGTGCGACTCAACTTCTGCGCATGCTGGAATGAATCCACCGATCTCTCGTGTGGGAACAAATTTGGCTTATACCCATCTGAAAAATAAAATACGTCAAACATGCTTAGAATAGATGAAATTTATGATAACACAATCTGGCCTTGGATTAAAAAATATCATCCTGGTGTAAGATTATGGTGGTGTGAACCATTTGGCAGAACTGATCCAGCTAGCTTAATTAATTATGGCAGCGATAATGCAATTGAACACAATTATACACTATTATGGGACCAAGAGCCTATTCATTTGAACATACACATACCTACATTTAAACAAGTAGTTAGTAACAATCAAAACTTGCACCGAGCAGTAGATCGGCGCAACCATCTAAATCAATTGGCCATTGACAGTGGATATAACAAACCACTAAATATCAATCGACAAGTAGGCGCAATTATTACTAGTGAACGCGATAGTGACGCAGTTGATGCAGTATGCAACCAATTTGGATGGAAACATTATTACTATTTTTTCCATGGTTGGGCAGCATTGGATTGGTATCGCGGATACGATAAGACTTTTTTAATCCAGCCTTGGACTGAAAGAACTATTAATCAAACATTTTTGGCTCCGAATCGCATTGTGGCAGGAGAGCGTGAACACAGATTGGAAATGCTGTATTGGATATTCCGACTGGGCATGACTGACAATCACATATCATGCCCCAGTATATGTCCTGCAGAGAATATTCCAATACTGGATGCTGTGAAATCACTTAACACAAGGTATCCTGATATTGAAACAGTGTTTGCACGCCAGCCGCTGCCATTAAATTTCAAAGACGAAACTGGTCATCCCATGCAATCTTGCTGGTTAGATTTATTTGATCAGTCTGCTGAAAGTTTGTTATATTTGGTTACTGAGACCGTGGCCACAGGACGTAGACATCATTTGACTGAGAAAACATTCAAACCCATTGCCATGGGCATGCCTTTTATTATTGTAGGCACACAAGGTAGTTTGAAGTATCTGCGCAGTTATGGATTCCGAACATTTGGTGACTTGTGGGATGAAAGTTATGATGACGAACCAGATGATTCACGGCGCATAGAAAAAATTGCACAGGTATTGAAACAGTTAGATGGCCTGGAAGAACATCGTCAAGACATATTTGAAAGTGCATGGGAAATCATAGAGCACAACTGGAATCATTTTTATGGCGGTGGCTTTGAACAAATATTGTGGCAAGAACTAAAGGACATGTTGAATGACATTGAATTTGATAGCGGACCGAATAGTCAACGGTAAAATATACCCTGCTCTAGCCCAGACGCTAGATCAAGATTTTGATCGACACTATCCGTACACTGTGCCTTTGCGTCTACAAGAGTATTGCGTTGAACATGGTGTTGAACTAAACATCACGGACATTGATTCTGAATGGCCGGCTGAGGTATTGTACCCAGTGGGATTGGGTTTCTTCGACTTTAGCATTGACTACTTTGAACTAATGCCTGAACGCATACGTACCGGATTGTTCTTTGATGATGTGCGTGTGCTGTTTTACTATCACGAAGGTGATAACCCTTTGCGTATTAAAATCAGACTGGACGAACTATGCGCCAAGCACAATTTGCGCAAGAACTGTTATGTGTTTGTGAGTGGCAATACTGCTGCCAAACAGTTAAAAAACTTTGTGTACTTTACAGACTTTGAACTTTGGTACTATCAACGCAACCGAGCAAACCTTGCACTAAAGATACATCACAATCCAAGAGAACGTGAGTTTACTGTGCTCAACAGACTGCACAAATCATGGCGTGCCTTGGCCATGGCTGATTTAAAGCACAACGGAATACTAGATAATTCATACTGGAGTTATTGCGAGTCAGGTGAGTTTGTGGATGTAGACTGTGCTATTGAGATTGATGATATATCAGGATTACGCACTAGAACTGAAAAGTTTTTACAATCAGCTCCATATATCAGCGACGAGTTAGATTTTGACCAGCGCAATGATCACAAAACTCTAGTACCCAAGTATCATGCCAACAGTTATTGCAACATTGTAATGGAAACACATTTTGATATTGAATCTAGTGGTGCATTTTTAACCGAAAAAACATTCAAACCTATCAAGCATGGACAAATGTTTTTTGTGGCAGGACCTGCTGGCAGTTTGCAAGTGTTGCGGGATCTGGGATATTGTGTGTTTGATTCGGTGTTGGACAACAGTTATGATCTTGAGCCCAATGCCACACAGCGTTGGATGGCATTGACTCGATCAATCTTTTTTACTCAACCAGATTTGCCACAACTGTTTGAACTGTGTCGTGCAGATATAGAACATAACCAACAGTTATTTCTTGCCAGCAAGAAGGACCGTTTAAATACCCTAATCAAGGAAATCAATGAATCCCATTAACTCATATACCAGTTGGCAACCACTAGAAGAAGTTATTGTGGGTCGTGCATATACACCAGACTATTTTGACTTTATCGAAAATGCTCAAGTGCGAAATCAACTGCAACAGATATTATATGAAACTGAGGAAGATTTATCTAATTTGCAAAAAACCATTGAGACTTATGGTGCGCGAGTACAAAGACCCAACCTTCCCAACAAACACCAATTTCAACAAAATCAAATAAGTGGAGAAGGTGCACCACTACCGCCACTCACACCAAGAGACTGGCAGATCACACTAGGTAATAAGTTGTTGCGTGTACTAGCTATGCAAGAGTTAGATGGATTATGTGCTGAGTACGAAGCAGTACAACCTAATTCAGTTATCAACCCACATGGACCCACAGGGTGGGACGAGAATTGTATTTTAAATGGTGCCAGTGCCAGTTGCATTGTGCGTGTGGGTCGTGATGTGTTCTTTGACAATAGCGGTTTTTTACGTCCAGATCAAACTCGCTGGATTGTGGACAATGTGCTAGGGCCCGAATATAGAATACACGAAGCAATCACAGATGGACACGGCGATGCTGTGTTTGCCATACTCAAGCCAGGAGTGTTGCTGAGTAGCAAGCATGACGTAAATTTAAACTTGGCTGCAGACTTTCCAGGATGGGACGTTTGCAAAATATGGGATAGTAGTATCTGGGCTGCTATGGAAGTTGGCAAGTTCAAGTATGAGTCTAGCCCAGGTGCGTGGTATGTGCAAGGACAAACACCCACACCTGAGTTTACAGACTTTGTGAACACTTATCTAACCAAGTGGATTGGATTTGTTGCTGAAACTGTTTTTGATGTCAACTGCCTGGTGTTGGATGAGTCTCACGTTATATTCAGTGCATACAACCGAGAAGTGTTTGACTATTGCCGTAAGCACCGGATAGAACCCATCATCTCAGAACTTCGTCACAGTTACTTTTGGGATGGTGGTATCAGTTGTTGCACTCAAGACATTCGACGTCGCGGTGGCCTGGAGACTTATCTCTAAGGATGTCCAGCTAGATAAAATCTATTGGCAGTATCGTCGGCGCCTAACACAGGGGTCATCGGCAACTCGCCCAGGTGACGAGGCCAGGCCAATATACTCATCAATGCTGTACCTCCAAATACATTGTCTGTGTTGTTGGCAAAATTTGCAGGATTATAATTGTTGACTTGGGCCCAATAAAATCTATATCTATCTTCGCTCAACAACAAGTATATGTCTCTAAGGTCCTGTGATTCATGCGCTTCATAGTATACCACAGGGCAATATTGTTGTATGATTTGCTCACAACCTTGCAACACCTGTAGTTCATGTCCTTCCGCATCAATCTTGATAAAGTCTGGTGGGTCCAGTCCAGCAGTATCTAAATCAATGGCAGTAACCGGAATTCCTGTGGTGTGGGCAACAACACTAACAGCACCAAAATTGCTTGTCTGATCAGGATCATAATCTGAAATGTAACAGGTTGTCTTGCGGTCACTCACTGCGTACTGTCCTAAAAACACATTGTCAAATTCTTCAGTGTTTTTTTCTAACAACGCATAGTTACCCGGATGTGGTTCAAACGCATACACACGTTTGGCCCGTGTGGCAAATGCTGTGGTATGGTATCCTATGTTGGCTCCCACATCATATACCACAGCACTATCAGTTAAAAAACTCAGGATAAAATCAATTTCGCATTGACTGTACTCTCCGTAACGAGCAAGGCTGGCACCAATCATTAGATCATTACTGTGGTACCAAAATTCATTGCAATATCGAGTTTTTGTAGATTTGATCATGAGTATACTGTTACACCATATAGCATTTCAAAACGGTCAGCGTCTGCACGATCATTGACCATGGGCTCGCCACGTATGTTCAAACTGGTGTTCAGCAACATGGGACAACCTGTTTTGGCGTACCATGCTTCCAACAACTGTCTTATTCCTGATCCATCCGCTGCCACCGTTTGTACTCTACTGGTGCCATCAACATGACATATGGCAGGGTAAACGTCAGGTTGGCGACAATGAGCCACTGACTGCATATAACTGTGAGTATGCCAGCCTGGCTTGATGTCAAAGTATTGATCAGCCAGTTCAGCTAATATGACTGGCGCAAAGGGTCTAAACTTTTGTCTGCGCTTGATTGCATTTACTTGATCTTTTATGCTGGGCATACGTGGGTCAGCCAGTAGGCTACGATTTCCTAGTGCTCTGGGTCCGAATTCGGCGCGACCGCTAGCCACACCAACAATGCCATCACGCAAGAGACCACCAACGGCAGCATCAACAGGATACCTACCAGGTATGTCATGGCCCAAAAAAGCATTAGTCCAATTAATGCGCTTATTGTAAACAAGGGCTGCGGCGCCAAGGCTACTGCCAGCATCACCAGGACAAGGCATAATCCATATATCATCAAAAAATCTCCTTAATTTTCTATTGGCCAAACAGTTGAGTGCAACACCACCTTGATACACAAGATTGGTGCTCCACCCAAAGTCTCTGGCCCGACGCATGACGTTGCCGATCAAGCGTTCCAACAATCGCTGCGCGGCAGCAGCAATATCCACATTATCCAGTCCACCCATGAAAGTGTCACTAACTCCGGCATGTAAGTTTTGTTTGAACTGTGCAGTACCGGGATCACTGATCAACACTGCTTCCATGAGATCATGATAATGATCATCACCATATGCTGCCATGCCCATGGTGATGTATTCTTCGTCTAGTGGGTGTAGGCCCACACGCTTAGTAATTGCACTGTAAAACAGACCCAGGCTGTGAGGATATCGTTGTGCCCACAGTCGCTTGTACTGTGCTCGTCCTTTTCTGTCATATTCTGCTCCCCAGATTGTGATTGTGTCCCACTCGCCTATGGCATCAATTACCACCACTGTGGCACGGTCATATGGACTTGTTTGAAATCCGCTGGCTGCATGGCTCAAATGATGACTGTGACAACTGTGCGATGCTGTTGGAAAAAATCCTTTGAGTTGTTGCTTGAGGATTTGTTTTGTGGTCAACTTGTTCCACTCTATGCCCTGACCGCTGTACCACTGGCGTAGTTGTTTTTTCCAGGGTGTTTCGTAGTAGGCCACATGATCAATGCCGCCGACATTGCATACGTCCCATATCAAGTCTTTGTGGATGTCTGCATCATTTTTCTTTTTACTATACCGCTCACTATGGCCAGCAAACACGATGTCGCCTTGTGAGTTGATCACTGAGGCAGCAGCATCATGATAGCCAGCTGATATTCCCAAGATATTAATTTCCAAACTCCTTGAAAGTTATTTCATATCCTACTACAATACCAGCACGGTTACTATTGACTTCGTAACCTGGAGCAACCCACCAATTACCTTTTTTTGCTCTAACAAAAGGCGCCAATGGTGTAGCACTATATCCGGTCACAGCACCAAGTTCTACAGTGGCAAAATCAAACTTGAATTCTCGTCCGGCATAAACACTGGGTCGGTAGTCAGAATTATAGTATGCACCTGTGATATAAGAAGTTTCTGACGTGTATCTTACATGAGGGTGTATGTTATTGTAATCACCTGAGAATCCCAGATGAGTTGACAACGCCAACATTAATGCCCAGCTATTCATTTGTAGATAAACGGATCTCGTTTGCGAAGTTCTTTCAACTTCTTACGATAACGAATTTCTAAAGTAATTCTGTCCCAAAGTTTACGTATCCATTTCATCTCAGTCTCCTTATTTGCTGTTCAGCATAGTCTTGATCACTCCAACAATACTCATATGTAGCTTCAGCATCACTTGTGCGTATTTTATACACATCAAGATGACCTGCAAGTTGTTGCCAGATTTGATTGTAATCTAGGGTACCAAATGATTTTGTTAAGTTAACCTGTGCTACTCGGGGATGACCAATAGTAAGACTAGAATCTTCAGGATCAAACCCATTGGCCACAAGCCATGTACGAAAGTCTGCTAATTTTTTTATTTGCCACTTATAAGCACCTGGGTCTCTAGCCCATTCTATGTCAAAATCTCCAGCGGCTTCTGTTTGATTGCGTAAACTGGTTGTAACCAACTCTTCTACATTGCGACCTTCGTCATTAAACACTTCCCAATGTGCTTTGCCTACTGCTTTGTTTACGCCCACATATACTCCGCCCATTTGTCGGTTGATTGTGTCTATGCCAAACAGTTCATAATCTTCTGAATCTAATGCGAAACGTGGTGCATTGAGCCAACACATGAGTTGACTGGGTCGGCGCCATTCAGGTGCTTGCATGACCTTGCGCATGCTCAACACAAGACTTTCGTATTCGTGACACAGCAAGTTAAGTTGTCGTATGTGCCAGCGTGTGCCAGCATCGGCCTTGACCCAGTAAGGACTCATATGCCCAGAGTGTCCTTGAAGATCTTCAAAATACCGGTGCAGCCAATTCATACGCTCATGATCAACATCCAAGTTGTCTTGTATGGTGCCTTCCACGGTGAACTGATCGTCAATGGTGTAACCCAACCCGGCTGAGTTGATTGCGTCAATGCTGGCATTGATTTGACCTACAATATATTCAGCATTGCGTACACTTTCTGTCCAGCCCAGCCAGCAGTAGTTTTTTTCTAAATGCAAGTTGTTACGGATAATGTCGTTTAATGCCGACAGCCATTTGCGACTGAGACTGTTGTCTGTGACATCAATGTACAGCGTGAGTGTGTCCGCGCCACGCAGGTCTATTTCAATTCTATCAAGCAATGTTGTTCCACCATTCCAGCACTGCGGGACGATCAGCAAGTATTTCAGCCATTGTAATCTTCTGTGTGCGTATGCTTTCTAATTGTAACACACGAGCTTTGCCCCGAACAAGTCCTTTGGCATACTCGTTGGGCCATTGTTCAGAAAATGTGGGTCTGATTTTCAGTTGTAACAATATGTCACGCAACGCACCATCTACTTGAGGCACAAGTTCGTCTACCCATGTATCCAACAATGCTCTAGGCAGGGCCAAGGGACTCATCACAATGTCTGGTGAGAATGCAAATATCACTTTAGCCAGGACGTCAACTCCGAATCGCTGTGCAAGTTGTCTAATGCGTGTAACTTCGAACATTCCGGGCAGAGTGAGCGTAAAGTCAATTCGTACTTGACGTCTGTTACGTTGGATCTCAACTGCTTGACCAAAATGCTCAAGCCAGCGATCATATTCAAGGCCTGTTCTAATGTATTCGCCAATTGTGCCTGTGCCGTCGAGACTGGCACATATCTGCCAGTCGCGCAGCCTGCTGAGAATATCGCGATATAAATTAACACCTCGATAATCCACTCTGGATAGATTTGTATTGTATCTAGCATACACTTTGGATCCGTCGCCTAATTCAACTATGCGTTTCATGTAACGCCAATGTTGTTCGTACATCAGTGGTTCGCCACCCACCCAGTATACTTCTTCAACACAATGCTGTTCCACAGCATCAGCAAATTCCTGCTCAATCTGACTGTCTTGAAATGCAGAAATTTCTTGCCGCACGTCAGATCGCATCCAAGTATTCTTGGGATTGGTCCAGTCAACCATGTTGTGTTGTTTCTGTTCTGTTTCCCAACTACTACTCAGCATGTCACCGCATGTGCGACATTTGAAATTGCACAAGTTACTGAATCTATAATCCCAACTCACGGGTTGCATTGTGGTGCGCCCAGAGGTGTCAGTGGTTTCCCAGATGTCAGGGTACTTATGTTTAAACAACTGCCAAAAATATGTGCGGTAAACATCAGTGTTCAATAACTTGTCATTGCACACTTCACACTCAGGCAAGGTTTCTCCTGTCATCATTCTACTGCGCACACTCATCATGTGCGGTGAATTCCAATGTTGCTCCAAGGTAATAGGAATGTATTGACCAGAGCCTGCAGCCGTGTCTATATACTGTTTAAAATTTTGCGCAGGTTCTCTTGACGCACAACACATGCGCCTTTCTGTTTGTGGACTCAAGTAAGTATGCACCCAAGGCGCCATGCACAGGCTCATGGGTAGTCAATTAAGTCAGCAAATTCAGGCTCAACTGAGCGTAAGTTTTGATTGCGTTTACGGTCTAAATCTGCAACTTTCATGCGTAACATAAATCCATCTGTGCTCGCACCAGTGTTCATAAAGTCTGTGATGCGATCAAACTCCGCACGATACTCGGGTGGCACATGTGCTGAACGCAAGTGTTCTGTAATGACCGCCTTGGCTGTGTCCGGCAGTGTGGCAATACTGAAGTACCATGCATCGTGCATCATGTTCCAGTAAACAAAGTCAAAATCTTGCAACACAATCCAATGTGCTAGTTCGTCGATGTAGCGCACATTGAACACATTTACTGTACTACAACACTGCAACTGCAAGTTGGGCATTTGAGTTTTTAGATACTGAAAACTTGTGATATTGTCTAGTACCATGGCCCAGTCTGCATTGGTGCGTTGATACTCAAATCTTTTACCTACGTCATCGATGCTAAATGCAATTTCTACAGTTTTGAAATGGCGCCAAATTGCTTGACCACGTTTGGGATATTGTGTGCCATTGGTGTTGTAATGTATTTCCACCTGATGTGCAATACCACGGTCAATGATGCCTTGCAACATGTCAAAGTGCTCGTCAATCATGAACGGTTCGCCACCAGTGAATTCAATGTAGCGAATGTCAGTTAGCACACTATCAATCTGTTGCCAGAACTGAGCATTTTCTCTAGGCCAGGCGCCGGCACGTAACATTTGATATGCATGACTTGACTTTTGTTGTTCACGTGGTAGTTGATTGATTTCTTCTGTGGCAAATTGACTCGAACTCCAGGAGCCACAAATGCGGCATTTTAAATTGCAAATGTTGCCCAGTTTCAAGTCCAAAAACATCAGCGGTTTGGCCTCTGCTGTCCATTCTGTGTCCGCAATACTGTGCTTGAGTCTGTCCAGGGCGTGCATGCGCTTGCTAGTACGCCCGCCGCGCTCTTCATTCCAACACTTGCGACAAGTTTGTGGGCGGTGGCCAGCAAGAAACTGTTCACGTAGTCGTTGCATGTGACGGCTGTTTTGTATGTCCGAAAAGTTGGCTGTACTTAACTCAAACTTGTTTCCGTTGTTGTCTAAGATTTCATCATCTGCAAGGCAACACGGACGCACTGTGCCTACAGGACTGGCTTCAATGCTGATCCAAGGTAATACACAGAATTTATCGTGTGGTATGTTCATGTGTCTAAGTAAGAAAATAATGTACGCCAGTTAGTCGATCTACGTCTATCTAGCTCGTCAAGATATATATGTAACTTTTTTATTGCATTTATATCATTTGTAGTGTGCTGTTTCAATAAACTTATCAGTCCCTGCATACGCGGAATTGCTTCTTGTTGATCCACTGTGTCCGTTGGCATCGCTGCCAAAATGCGCTCAGCATCATCTTTCCAGAGATCCCATGCAAAAATCTTAGGGTGTTGAAAAGATTCATTGGGAGAAACGAATTGAAAATAATGTCCAATATGTTTATTCAGACTATAATATTTAATTTTTTCAATCAATTCTGGCATGGTCTTTATAGTCATTGATGTCACTGTTTGATTTACATTTAAACGCAACCATGAACCTTGCTCGCTTGCCCAGGCAAACCGTTGTTCAAACTTTTCTAAATTTAATCCACTGCGAACATATTGTTGTTCAGGACCCCAACAATCAATACTGGCAGTTAAATCAAAACATCGTATATGTCCGCGACTTTGTAAATCTTTGATCCGACCAATGTATAGATCCCAGTATCTGTCTGGAACATTAAGATTACTGAACACACATAATTCCAACTTAGGGTTGGGCCTATTTTCCAACACAGTTAGCACAGAATTCATTAATTCGTGTTGAATAAATGTTTCACCCCCCAACAAATGTAACCTTACTAGGTTTTGTACATTTTTGTCTATCCAGGAAATAAATCGATCAAAATATTCCTGTGTTGCCGCAGTGGGGATAGTTACAACGGGGATTGAGACGCCGCCAAATCTAAAATCTCCAAATTTTTTGTTTTCTTGTTCAATTTTACTTGATAAGTCTCCTGAACAATAGATGCATGCTAGATTGCAAGTATTCTGGGCAAAAATTTCTATTATGCGGGGATTTACTCGTATAGCGGTAGGATCAGTTTCCAATTCAACGGGAGTAAGTCCTCGTATGCCCAGGTTATGTTGACGATCGCTCCACCCTCCGGAATCTTCTATATCTCTGCAGTACTCGCACCCACCTTTGGGCCATTGGCCATTTAACATAAGTGTTCTATCAGCAAGTTTTTTTGGAGTATTGTGAAAATCGTCAAAATTTTCCAAGTTAAATGCCGTAGAATTAACTCTGTGACAACTGGCCGTGGACAATTTATTTAAAAATATTGTGCTCCAGGTCCATTTGCTTTGACATGCAGTAGCAGTGTCAATTGGAAATTTAATTCCCTGACTCAGATGTTGATTTGTAAATGTATCAATTTCTTTTTGAGTTGATATATTTGTTGTTTTTATTCCTTTTATATATTCGTGGTAGTCAGGCCAGTTTGGCCCAGCATTTAATTTGTAATCTGCAGGAGTCACATATAAATTTAATTGTTCAACAGGGGAATCTTGATACCACTCATAAACAGTATTTGTTTGATTATATAATAGTTGGCTGTCAATTATTAATTGATTAATTTCTTGCTGTACTGATTGGTTGACTACATAATTTTCCAATAAAAAATCATCATATGTTGGCCAATCAGAACCTGATGCATTGGTGTAATCTTTGGCAGTGATATGTAATTTAGGATTTATTTGTTTTGCGTTCATTTCAATGCTGCCAATTCTGGAATAATTTTTAGTATATTTTCTTTTCTAATGTCGTCTAACTCGTGTGTCTTGCGCCAAAAAGTATCTATTAAGTGAGTGTTGTCTGTGGCCATCATAAAGGTGATAGCTGATTCAAATCCTTGTGTGGCTCGTTGCAGTGGATCTTGATCACGTAGCCACATGATGTGATCGGAGTAAATTGTGCTTAACTCTTGTTTGTATTCTACAGGTGCAATATCTATTCTGTAATGTAGTGGATCTTGTAGTATGTTTATATTCAAATCTTGCGCACGAATCAATCCACGTTCTACCCAGTCTCTATGAAAATCTGGCAGGTGCCATGCATTCATTATGCTCAGCGTAGGGCTGATGTAAAAATCCACTTCTGGGCATATCTGCAACATTTCTTGGCGATTGCGTTCCACCACTGCCCAGTCTGTGCCTTTGCGAATATATTCTGCACGTGAACCTGAGTCATCGAGACTGGCACCCACTGCTACACTGTCAAAGTGCCGCCAATATTCAAACACACTTTTACCCTTGAGTTCAGTGTGTGTGAAGTTTGTGTTGTAGATCAATCGCACATCAAAACGTTTTCTACGTACTAGTTCTTCCAAGATGTTGTAGTGTTCTTCCATCAACAAAGGTTCGCCACCAGCAAAATAAATTTGCTCTACGTAGTCCAAATGCGGTTCTAACTGTTCCCACATGTCTGTTTCAGTGCTTCCTGCATAGTTTAACACTGTGTTACGATCCTTCCAATCACCGCCAGCTAATTTAGCTTGGTCCTGATACCACTGACTACTAAAGATATGACCACAACTGCGACATTTTAAATTACACAAGTTTGAAAAACGGATATCCCAGTATGTCATTTCAAACGGATTAGTTTCAAGTTTTTTAATTTGATGCCCGTGATGCTTGTTGGCCGACTTGCGTCCGCTAAAGAATCCATTGGCTTCTTGTTCGTAGCAACGACCACAGGTGGCATTTGGTGTTTCGTTTAACATATCCTCACGCAGTTGTTGCATGGGTGTATCAGTCCATATTTCTTCTAATGTGTTTTTACGACAGTTGCCCACTTGTCCCGCACCCATTTCAGCATGACAACAAGGATATGCTTCGCCTGTGGGGTAGGCATGCAGATGTATCCAAGGGTATATGCAAAATGTTTTTGACTTAGTTAATAAAAATCGTTCATGATCTGTTAATGATTTTAAATCTATTTTAACAGGATCAGATGATCCATAACGATAAATTTTATTTTTAAAAGATGTACTATCGATTACATTCTTTTTAAATTTTCCGTCTGATTGAATCACAGTAATAAAATTCTGATCCTTATTAAGAATTTTTGCAAACTCATTATGGATATTAAGATTAGTGGTTACAAGTACAACGAAAAAGTTTGATATATCTACAAAATTAAGAATTTCTTGTAAATTTTCTACAATGATGCCAGGTGACTGATCAGGATCAATATAAAAATCTTGCTGATGAGAAAACACTATACGTTGATTGTGTGCATAAGGGTCTTGGTGTAACTTCTTGCAAGCATGTTCTAACCAATTACGACTCAAAGTAAAATCTTCAGTCCATTCAGTTAAATCTACTACTGCTAAAACATCAAACTCAGCTTTCAGTTGTTCTATGTGCTGTTCTATATTCATAAATTATTATACCATTCGCTTATTTTAGAAAAGCACTTGTCAAAACTTTTGCCACGACGTTGATCGTATTGTGTGTAAAACTGTTTAAAGTCATTCAACAGTTTTGGCATTTCAAATGCTTCCGAGTGTGGAGTTTCAACAACATCTAAGTAATCAATTAGTCGTTGCACATGATTGACTTCATGTTCGTGCAAACAAGGATTTTCACGATTGTGGAACAACCATGCTTCCAACTGCAAACGATAACCAGTACGTATATGGTCAGGTAATACCAAAGCACTCTGGAAACTAGGAAAGCGCAAGATGTTCAATGTAAAGTTCAGTTGATCACGCCCGTAACGTTGTTTTAAATTCAACATCAAGTTGAGGTGGTCCACAAGACTGTCCAGGCACAAGGCATTGATGGTACACATCACATGCACTGCACTGACAAATCGACCTTCCAACAAAAACAATACATTGTTCAGCCATTGATCATAGTTCAGGCCATCTCTAATATACTCTGCTTGAGCAAATGTGGCTTCCATAGAGGTATATAGATCCACCTTGGGCAATGCAGCGATCGCCACTGCAAAGTCTTTCATCTTGTCCAAGTCAATGCCAAGATTTGAATTGATTGCTAACCGGGTGTTGCTACGTCCTTGATTGTTTTTAAACCATTCAATCAGTTGCCAGGTGTAGCCTGACATCAGCGGCTCACCGCCAGTTATTCGGAGTTCTTGCAGGGTGCGGTGGAGGTCTCGTTCCCACCAGTCAAAGAAGGCTTCCACATACGGATTAGTCTCACCGAATTTATAAAGTTGACTATTATCATGAGTGTGAGTAAAATGGTTCCTGCCATCGCTAACAAGTCCGATGTAGGGCCCATGTTTCCGGATGTCATTGACCCAAGTGGAACTAAAAGCAGGATTGCAATAAGAACAAGCAAATTGACAAGTGCGATCAAAACTAATTTCGAGAGTTCTAAGATTGACATCGTCTTGGACGGGAGTGTTAACAGCTTCATGCAAGGCCTCTATGGGATAAATTTTACTTTTGTACACACGGTCACTCACAGCGTCAGTGTGCATGTCTTCGATCTTCCAGCAGTATTCGCATCCAGCAGGGCGTTCACCAGCCAACATCTTGCGCCGGTCCGCTTTCTTCTCATCAGTATTGTGCAGCAGCCTAGAGTTGTTATTGACTTTATCAGCGTCAATCAAATGGGCTGGCGGGTGATGGCAACTTGTGGTCTGCCCACTTCCTAACCAAATGGTAGCATTGTACCATTTCGCCGCACAAAAACTTGAGGACACAGGGTCCAACACTTGTTGTTTAAATTCTAAATCATTCATTTATGTATTGGGTCAGTCTTTCAGGAAGTTCTGCACGTTCGCGAGCATTGTGTTCGCGAAGTTGTTGATAGTTGTATTTACAAACGGATTCAGCGGCTTCCAAGAAACTGGCAGCACCATTATAACATATATCTGCCACAACGTCAACTATTCTGTCAGCACGATCTTTTGGATCATCAATCTGATCAAATGTTTCGTCAATCAAGTGCCTGAATGTTTGAAATCCTGCTGAATGTAAATCTCTATAGTATCCTCGGTTGGCTGCTACCACAAACGGGTGACACATAATCATGGGTTTCCATATCTTCTCTGTACGGAATGTATAAGGGTAGTCAAATATGGTTTCTGTGACTACACTGAAGTACGTGTCAATGTAGGCGGCAGGGTTGACTTCGGCATCGCCCCAAGTGTTATCAAACAAATGATGTTTTACGAATCCTGCAGGCACTGTGTCCATGTTAGACAATGCACGATTAATTTCATAATGTTTAGGTAATAGTCGCACAGGTTCTGAGTTACCAGTTTGTAGTTGACTGGTCCAGGGCATTTCCACTCGATCATTGAGATTGGTCCACAGTGCTCGATCCAACAACTTGCGATCACGCATGACATCTATTAGATACTTGCGATGTGGGCGTAGTCGACCGTTGAGAAACAAAAAGTCATAAGGTTTGTTTTGTTTGTGATACACTTGTGGGTGCGATTCGTGCGCACGTAGATTTTCTAGGTACTCCACAATGTTGGAGAAGTAGCAGTCTGTCTTACAGTAACGCAAGCCGGGCTCCATGTCTCCGGATGTTAATAATAAAATTTCACCTCGGCAAACTTGTTCTTTGATGCGCAGGCGTGCGAGTTGCAACAGTATGGTTTCGCTGCCTTCTGCAGGATTTGAAAACACAATGCGCCCAGGATAATGCCTTGCCCATTCTGTTATTTCTGTCCAGTGGTTTTTTAATGTCACACGCCCAACAATATACACATTGTTGGGATCAAGTACAATGTCAGAGTATTGCCAGAAGCTCTCATCTGCATACGGCTTGAGCAAGTCCCACACTTCGGCCCACTCATCCACAATGATTTTACGATTGCCTAGCATGGTATGCACACTCCTCCCACCATGCCCGCATCTCAGGAAATGTCGCCAAAAAGTTTGTGTCACGACGCTGATCGTGTTCATTAAAGAAACGATAGAAGTCTGCTTTGGCTTGTGAGTGATCAGTTAACTGTGCTGATCGCATCCAGGCGATGTCACGATCCAGTCTGTGCAGTTCATAGTCCTTGAATCCTTTGAATGGTTCTTCTTCTGTTTCAATCTGTCTCACCATCCATGCCCACAACCATTCCAGTTTCTCTGCATAACTCTCAGGCAGTATCTGCAGGCTTTGCCACGCAGGTTCACGTAGCACGGGGGTATCGAACCACACACGTTGATAGTCCGTGCTGTATACTTTGCGCAAGCCCAGGATGCCAGCAAACAGTTTGTCCAGACTGGTCACACTGAGATTGTTCATTGTGATGATAAATGTCAAACTTGAGTAGTTGGGAACTTCTGTAAGAAACTGATTTACTCGGTCCCACAATAAATCAAAGTCCAGGCCATGTCGCATATATTCTGCTTGAGCTCCCCACCCATCCAGGCTCACATACTGCATGAAGTGTTCAATGCGGCCATCACATATTTGTTTTACATACCCCAGGTACTTTTGCCATGACTTCTCATCTACTGAGAAGTTGCTTGTGACATTCAAATGTAGTTTAGGGCTAGGGTTCGCCAACACATAATCAAACACCCTATATGTGTTTTTGTCCATAAGTGGCTCACCACCGGTCATGCGGAAATGTTCTAAGTGAGGGTACAAGTCTGGCCACCACTGCCAGAAGGCATCAACATAAGGGTTTGATTCTCGAACGGGAATAGCACGGCGACTGCCAGCAAAATGCTCAGGAGCATTATGAGGCACCAGGGTAGGATATGCTCCCAGTCGAGCGACTTCATCTGCCCATGAGCTACTAAACTGAGGGCTGCAATAACTACACCGCAGATTGCAAGCGTGATTAAAATTAACTTCAACATAACTGGGAATGACATTTTCCGCTCCTGTGCTGTTCTTTATTGATTCAAAATCCACTGCTGCCCAAGGCTCACCTGAGCGATAGTGTCGATCACTTAACTTGCCCTGGTCTTCCATGTTCCAGCAGTAAGAGCATTCTGTGGGCTTCTCACCTGCCAACATCATTCGGCGCTGTTGTTTTTTATAATTAGTATTGTGCAATGCTGACACATCTATTGCAATCTCTGCAGGATTGATTGGATGCAGTGGTGGATGGTAGCATGAGTTATTCATGCCTGTGGTCAAATGCAAGCTGACCTGTTTCCACTTGGCCAAGCACAGTGCAGGACCTAGTTGATCGTGCATTTGTTCAGCAGAACTAAGAAACTTGCTCTTGTTGTTTACTGACTCGTTGCCCTTGTTCATATTAACTTCAATGCAGATTTTTTAAAAGGAAGAAAATCAAACAAACTTTCTCCTCTTATTTTGTCTAGTAATAGAGTTTGCATAACTGTGTCTCTGAACAAATATTGATTAACATTGTCATTTATTTGTGACCTCATATAATTGCATTTGTTTTCATCGTGATATATTTTTTCAATACTATCAACACACGCAATGGCTAAACTTTTAAGGTCATCAGGTATGGCTGATAACGTCAAACACTCAGGGTAATATAAGTCAGTTAAATTAACTGAAATTTTTTGATCTTTAAAAAATACCAGTAATTCTTCCAAGAACCATAAATTTAAAATACTCACAGTTGTACCAATATTTAATTTTACATTGTGAGGTTTTAACTCATTGATATTTTTAATTACTGTGTCCCATGATCCACCTGACCGTATATGATTAAATTTTTCACCAACCGCATCAATACTGGCTGTAATTTGCACTGATTTAAAATTTTTCCAAATATCTAAAATGTTTTTGTCTTTAAATTTTAGTACTGACATATTCGAATTATACTGCAACTCAATGTTCTTGCTTAGACCTTGCAATACCAACTCTTCTAATAGATCCCAATGTTCAAGGTTGATCAACGGTTCGCCGCCTGTGTAGTAAATGTGTTTTACACTTTCGTTAACAATAATTTTTTTATAATCAGTCAAAGGAAAATGTCTAATTGGATTAATTTCTCCAACTTCTTTAGCCCAAAGATTGCTATTATAAGGCCCGCATGACCTACATTTAAAATTACACAAATTTGTGTTTCTTATATCAACAAACTGAAATCCTAGATTGTCTTTCTTTCTACGATTAAATGATTGCCGATAACTTGGCAGTTTGTTTGCTTCTGCATCAACACAAACTTTGCACTCAATAGGAGGTTCAAATGTTTTTAAATCTTTAAATGGTTGGTTGTGAATCTCAGTGATATCTTTTCTATATGTGTGGGTTATTAGACAACATGGTGCTATCTTTCCATTTTCATAAAAAGTAACACCATGATCGATTGCTGCACATTGCCAAGTCATACAATATCACCAGCCTTCTTGCTGTCTAATCACATCAATCTCTCGTGTCATGACGCCACGATTGTGCCAGTTGCTACGATAGTGTTGTTTGAAGAATCGACTTTGTTCGCCTTCAAAGATGGCCATGGGCAAGTCTAGTTGACCGTGCAATTCATCTGCCACACGTCCGCTCAGTAATCTTGGTTCTGCATCTTTTACTGTGTCCCATATCTCATACAAGGCATCGAAGTCCTGAACTTTACGATGATCCCAGTTTGTGAGCATGGTCATATATGTGCCTTGTCTAGCACCGGCCATGGCCCACTGTCCATTGTTAACGTCAGCACCAATGTTGTGCCATATGGTCAAGTGATCTAGATTACGTTTGTGTACCTGTTGTTGAAATTCTTCCACCGTGGGCCGGGCACCTTTGTTCAGGCACATTTTTACACCTTCACGGAATCCGGCCCGCCATGCCTGAAACGCCGACCCATTGGGATATGTGGTTGAGTAGCAGTCATGCATGGCCCAGTACATGGGATCAAAACAAAACTCTACTTCAGTTTCTGTACGTCCGTCTGTGGCTTCATGAGTGCGCATGTTGAACACAAACTCTTTTGTCCATGAACTCAGGCCACCATTGCCATACATGAGTCCATTGATGTGATTTCTGGCCCGCCAACGAAACACTGCCTGTTCCCAGTCAGCGGTATCAAACGTCAGTGTTTGATTGAAGAAGGCTGCATCAGGAATATTGTCACCGTCGATGAGTATGAAACGTTCAGTGGTGCTGGCTGTGGCAGCTGCCTTGTGTGCGGCATCTGAGCCTTTGATGCCATCCACTCGAGTGGCCCAAGGCACCATGTTCTTGATCTGGACCCAAAACTCTTCTTTTTCGGGCTCGTCGTAACTCAAGTATACACAGTCCAAGTCTGCAATGTCAATTTGATTCATATGTTTGTTTGCTCCAGCGGGTATGAGGTTGGTCCTCGGCAACGATTACAGCGACATTGTCAGGATGACAAGGGGATCCAGAGTTGCCAGGGACCAGTTTAAACGTTGTCTGCCAAGAGATTTCTACCAACTTACCATTGCGTACACGCACATTGGAGGCATTACGGTGGTATTCTTCCTGGCTGATTTCAATGTATGTACCAGGCTCGTCTGCCATGCTGTAGAATAGTGGATTGCCTTGGTCATCATGGTACAATCTAAAGAATGGCTGCTGGGGCTCTGGAGCTGCCTGAAATAATTGTTGTAGTTGTTCAGGTGTCATGCTCTCCATTCCTTTACGTTGTAATGAAATGCGCCTGTTTGCGCCACTGTTTGTATACGCAGTCGGCAGTCTTGATATTCCCAAACCAGTTCCTTGGTCCAGGCTTCTGTTGCTGTTCCTGCTGTGTGTCGTTTCATATGCACAATCTTTGGGTACGTGCTGAATGGCATTGTGACCCGTTCTCGACCCATGATTTCTGCGGCCATAGCATATACTAGATCAGTTGACGGCGTTTCATCTGGAAACTTTATGAGTTTCTTAAACTCTGCCCAGTTGGCAAATATGTTGCTGACCCATGAAAAAAACTCTTTAGCAGTTGTACTGCGCCGCCAGTATGTGACAGCATTGTACACATCGGGCAAGTTGTTGGCATCAAACACTCGGCGATAGTTTCTTGCTGTGCTCACACGGTCTTGCCAATCTCTACAGCCAGTGGATATTACAACATCTCTATGTCTAAACTGTGTCCACCAATGATCAATGGGACTCACAATCAACATGTCTGCTTCTAGTTTTATGGTTTCACGAAATGGCGTGAGTCTGAACAGTTGTGCATCGTTGGCAAATGGATTGACATTGGGTGTAATCTGTCTGTGATGATCATACATGGGATCAGTGTCGAGGCTGTCTGTGACCAGGCAAATACGTGCTGACGGATCCCAATAGCGTATGGTCTTGGCCAAGGTTCTAGCACAGTCCTGGTAATCCACTGTGTCGCTGTTGACTGCAACAATCACATAACCTTGTTCATCTATCGGCTGCAACGATGGCTCCTAAATGTTTCTTGCACATGGCGTGAAAGTCTAATCCAGCCCAACTCAGGGTTTTGAGTCTACCTTCAGTATTGGTGTATTCAATTTCATAATGATCTTGTTCCACACACTTCAACCCATGATCTGGCATGACGTTGAGCATGGGGAAGAATATCTCATGCACTGATTGTTCAGCCCCTGCTACCAGTCCCAAGGCAATGCTCAGTGCATAGTCATTGCGATAATTGCTTTGATGGATGCCGTACAAATCTCGGTAATGCTGCCAGTTGGCTCGTATCATTTGCATACTATCAAATATGTATTGGCTGATGTTGCCACGACGGAACATCATCACAGTGGCCCACCACATGGGCATATTATACGCACCAAATGTTTCAAGGTTGGTCATACTGCTGGGATCAAATCCATCCTTGAAAGCCGCAAACTGTTGTGGTAGTGTTAGTACTTCCAATAATCGATCACTGGCCACAACATAGTCAGCATCCAGTACCAGGGTTTGATCAAACGGTGACAGTTCATAAGCCGTGATGCGTCCAGCATTGTGCCAAGTTACTGTGGCACCGTAATCAGCAAAGTGTCGTGATCCGCCAGTGTCTGGTGCTGTGACAATGACGTGTTCAAATTTGTGCTGTGCGGCGGCCGCAGGATCATCAGTTACCACTGCCACAGGCAAGTTCAAGTGGCGGCGAATGTTTTGAGCACTCCATGCTGCCATGGTAATATAGTCCGTTGCCTCATTGTTGAAAGCAAAGATCAGCACACCTTGGGTTAGCGTTTTTTGTTTAACTCGTCCCATTCCAATTTCCATGCGTTCATTTGTTCTTGCCAACGTTCATGTGCTAGAGCAAACAAGTCTGTCACAACAATTTGCACCGGAGTTTCATACAAATCTAGTATCACAACATCCTTGTCTTGTGCGCAGGCCAACAGCACAGTCAACAAGTCTGGACCTGCCCGCCACATCCCACCCCCATAGGCAAACACCATTCGTGCTTCATACTTCTCTTTTAGCACCCGTCGAGCGGCTGCGTGATCAAATCTTGCTCGTGCGTGAGCAACCAAGGCATCAGTATTCATAATGCATTATACAGAAAAAACAGGAAAAAGTAAAGGGGCAACAGCCCCTTTTTGGTTAGACTGTGGTAGCTGCCACAGTGGGTGTGCCCCAGGAGTTGGTTAGATATGTTGTTTCGGGCGGGTAGTAGGTGACAATGGTACAAGGTGCTGTACCGGGGGTGGCACCCACTGCGGCAGTACCACCAGAAATTGGGTCACCATCCGAAGCTGACCAAAGTGTGGTGATCACCAGTGTAGTTGAAGCGGCGCCTTTGGCAATACTGTGCTGAATAAAATTGCTGGTATACGGTGCTGTATCAGCAAACTGTTTGTACACAATGGTGGCAGCGGCACCGGCTACAAGATCATCCCAACCAGTGGCAGTACTCAGTGTGGTTGGCGTGCCTGTGCCACCAATCTTTGTGGTGCCAGTATAGGCCACGCCAGCAATGGTATGGCTAGTGGCCAGGCCAGAAATATATATGTCACCACAAAGGGTTGTGGCTAGGTCATTCCATTCTGGATCACCTAAGTCACCAGTTGCAGTTTTGCTGACATCAATTTTGACTGTGCCGCCTGCGTTAAAAAAGTTTGTGGCGGATGCGGCATTGGCAAAGGTCACTGTGTTGGTAAATGTAATGGTCCAGGTTGCACCTGATGTGGCAGCAGTTTTGCTGTTGGTACCAGTCCATCCTGTATATTGTGCGCCTTGAGCATAGGCATTGTAACGATTGGTAAAGCAACTGGTGATATCAGTGTTGACTGCACTCAAGATACTAATGGTATCACCAACAGTTGGAGCTGCTCTTGCAGTGATTGTGGTAGGCTGATGAGCTGCCATATTGGTAACGGTATTCACCAAACTGGCCCACTGTGTGGCTGATACTGTCCCAGCAGTGCTAACAGTGGACAATGCTGTTTGTCCGTATGCTGTGTTCCATGTGGCATTAATGTTGGCGCCAACGTTGGTGCTTACAAAACCATTATAATCTGCTGCTTGAATTAATCCACCTGATGAATATGTCATTTTTGTTTCCTATTACTTTATTGTCACAATCGCTTCGATTGTTCCTAATCCCGTTAGGTGTTTATTTTCCAGTGAGCGACCAATTACATTAAATGCTGTGGCCTCGCCTGGCTGTGCTGCTCTAGCAACACCTTCACCGGCACTCACAAGTCTGTCACCTTTGCGAATTATACCCACACATTTTACAGGAACTCGACCGGTCATTGCAACCGCTGGATGAGTATCATCTTCACCGGCTCCGCCGTTCATTGTGTAGGCTGGTCTTGTACTTATCACGCCAAATACATTTTCACTTAAATCTTGCGTACTTCTGGTGATTTCTTTGACACCGCCCAGTTCTACCACAGTGCCCGGTTCTAGTAGTTCATCTGCAGCAAACCGTTCTGCAACGTCGGCGTAAAGTGCTGTGGTTGCTGTGGCAAACACACGGTTGAAATAATTACTACTTGATCCAATATTACCAATAGCATTGGTACCAATTTTTTCAATGCCAGCAACGCTGACGTTGCCAACAAAGTATGCAGTACCAGTTGATAGTACTAACACATTGCCAGTTCCACCCACATCAAAATTAATGTTGCCGCCTGCAATACCAATGTTGCCTTCTGTGCTACCATTTACAAACTTGGTAACACTGACCCCCAAACTCAAGCCGGTCAGCTGTGATCCATTGCCAAGAATAAACGAGCCTGCAATGTTGGCCTGACTGGTGATGTTACCAGTGGCACTTACTTGTCCAGCAGTGCGCAAGTTACCTGCCTGTACATTGGCTGTGGCGCTGATTGTATCAGCCTGCACCAATGCCAAGGTATTGATATTTCCACCAATTATGTTGCCAATTGCACTTACTTGACCAGCAGTGGTCAAATTACCGCCTGAGCTGTTGCCAGTTACTGTTAATGTTGTACCCACAGTGGCAGCATTGCTAATGGCAAATGTACCACTGGCTCCCAGTGCTGAGGCCACATTGTATGTTGTACCGCTCACATTGGCCTGAATGATTAAATTACCACCAGAAATTGCACTCTTGATGTTGGCATCTGTAGAAGTAGTGTTTACGTTAAACACGTTGGCCACACCAACAAACAAACCAGTATTGTTTTGAACACGCAAGATACCAGTTGTAGAAGTGGCTGTGTCGGTGCGCATGAACTGACTGCTGTCCAAACTGTCCAACAACTGTGAGTTAGTTGCTGATCCTGCAAATACAGCACCAGACACGCTTGCACTCAATGTAACACCTGGGAAAATAGTTGGGAACGCAACTAGTAAGGCAGCTTCAGGGATAAAACTTGCACCATCATAAACAATGGCCACACGCACGTTGTTCACATACAAACTAGTAATGTATCGTGTGGCGCCGGTGTTATTGAGAATTGTTTCAGGAATAGCACCAGACTGTCCTTGAGCACTGGAATAACCAGGCCCTACCACTAAGAAACTTGCACCAGTGTAGACTTTTAACTGTTGGTTTGTGGTGTCATACCACAAATCACCAGTGACATTGCTGGCTGGTGCGCTGGCAGAAGCAGTGGCTGACCCAATGTTTTTAAATAAAGTGCCAGTGTACACTTTTAACAGTGTATTGGTTTTGTCCCACCATAACTGCCCAGTCAACGGAGCGGCTGGTGCTGTGGTATTTGATCCGCTTTCCAACAAGTGGATAAAGTTTTCATCTAAAAACTCGCCGTAACCAGCGTAGTTTTTACCCACCAAGATCATTGAACTTGATGTGTTGATGGTACCATCAGCAATGGTAGCAAAAACTGTGCCGTCTGTTAGATTGATTGTATATGCCATGTCAAAGGTTCCTAGTTGCTATATTTATACAGCATTTATGTTACTCAGCGTCTGTATACGCAGGGTGTAATCAATTTGAATCTGACGATTCAAACTCTTTTGTACAGGATGGAAAATTACATGTGTGATCAAGCGTAGATTATCTACAGATCCGTTCCATGTTTTTAACCCAAGTTCGTCAAACACAAATTCACCACTGAAATTGGTTGAATTGTCAAATGCCTGTTGTTCAGGCGGTTCGCCGTAGTCCAACAAACAAGTCACAAGAATATCACTGTACACATTGCCCGAAGTGTGTAACGGGGTCATTTTGTTGTTTTCAGGGTCAGTGTCAGCTGCTGAATTGTCGTTGACCACTTTAGAATAAGTTTGATTGTACAAGTCAGCATTTTGCCCTGTGGTGTTTGGGGGCAAATAGGTGATAACTCCTGTGGGATCAACTGAACTACCGCCGTTGCCAAAGGCCATTTCATAGATATATCCAACGTTGCGATTGCTCAGTGTTTGAGCCATGGCCAAACTGATATTCTCATAATGAATTGCGTTTTTCTTGTCTACCAAAATTTCGCCAGTGTTGGGGTCATGTATCTTGACAAATCCTTCAATTTTGCACAGTCCGGGTTGAATAATCATGCCCTGCCCTCCACATAGGTTTTTTGAGTTTTTGGATCAAAAATTCTCATGTGCGCTTGCACACTTATTGTGCCGGTTTCATTTGGGCGGCGAGGAGCAGGCTGTTGAGTCTGCTGTTTGTTCTGATCTTGTGGTGTATTTGCCATGGTCATTTATTTATCCGTGTTATCTGTCACACAAAAACCTTGCAGCTACAGTATCAGTTTCTTGCAGTGCAATACCATTGCTGGGCGTGCCAACACCAGGCTCGTACCAAGTTTTTCCGCGTCGTTGCAAGATAGTTACTTCGCTGCCAGCTGCTGGCGCAGAGTAAGTGTTATCAACAATAAACTCAATAGCCAATGGGTCAAATAGCGAAACAATATAACGATATTGACTATCAGCTGTGGTGTTGCTGTAGTTGTATTGGCGTGTGCCGCCTACGTATACTTCAATGCTTTCAACATACACAGTGCTTGAATCACCAAAATCAGCAATGTCAATATTGGGTGCATAGAACACTGCTGTGGTGCCATCGCCCATGCTGGTGTCTTTGACCACGTAGTCTTGATACTGAACATTCAACAAGTTACCGCGTCCAAAGTCGTACACATCTGTACCCACCAAGTGATTGGCTGCTGCTGTACCAGCTGTGCCGCGTTGTAATCCAGAAACTGTGTTTAAGGCAGTGTTCCGATAACGATACATGATTCGTTCGCCATTGATAGATACCACACCAAATACACCTGCTGGCAAATTGGGCTCAGTCAACGCTGCTGCATTTTCCACATAAATTATGTCAGCAGTGCTACTCAGCGCTTGCGCCAATGTTGTTGTTGTAGAAGTAGTTATTCTATATGTGGCTTGTACTCCGCGCATGTCTTGGAAAATACGAAAGGCTGTTGCTTCCGGCACAATTGAATTTGTAAATTCAGTTACAATTAATGTTTGGTTGTTATTAATCACTCCCTGCGCTAATATTAAATATTGTCCTTGAATAGTATAGTCACTGCCTTCAAACAGTCTGTAACCATCTAATGTGACCCATAATCTGCTGGCATCAATGTTAGTGCGCAGCAAATCAAAATCGTTGACTGGTACAGATGTTCCTAGTTCAAACGAGAACTCGCCAGGAAGTGGTTGTCCAGGATCGTTTAGAGTTGGACTGTCATAGTCTGTTGTGTCATATTCTTGATAAATGGTACCACTAGTTGAGACTGGTCCAGTAAATGTCAATGTCAATGCATTTTGTTGGCTGGTGTCATTCCATGTAACCACGCTGAGTACATCGTTTTGATTCAAAGTAGATACAATTTGCAACAATGCACTAAATGATGCTGCTGATGGGTCATAGGCAAACAAGCAATCAGCCAAAGTTGATACTGCAATCAAAATTACGTCTCCACTTTGCGGATTGTTTTCAAACACAACTTGTCGTCCAGGAACATTGCTGCCGTCCCAGTTTGTGACACTGTAAGTACCATCTTCGGCGCCAAATGATTGTTTTTGCAACACACCATTCACATACACTTGTATGTCATTGACCGCATCAATACTGCTCTGCAAGAAACTGGTGCCCATGCGTTGTGGTAGTCCAAAACTAGATGTGGTGCCATCACCAATCCATTCTATACAACTTGGGCCAAGTATTCTATATCCATTGACCATGACAATCATGTTGGCTGGATTAGTTCCAACTGGTGGGTTCTCTAAAGTCACTGCCCCATTGGTAATAATTGTTTGATCTACAATAAATGTTTCAATTTCTGGAGTGCTCCAGTTCTGATAATTTGTAGGAACAAATTTTGCTGTTAATTCACCAATCCAAGTAGCTTCATCATTGATTAATGCAACTTCAGTTGTGCCATTTTCAGTGATAGTAATAGCATTCATAGAGTCATCAATTATGCTTAGAATTGTGTAATTTGTTTCAGTCAATACACCACCTAGGCTATAACCTGAGAATGTAACTGTTTGTCCCACAGACAAATTAGATGTTGATCCCAGTAACACAATGGCATTGCCCAAGGCTTGAGTATCAGCAACTACAATACTAGCGGCATTTCCTAGAACTACAACTGCTATTCCATCAGTTGCTAAAACGCTGGCAGTAATGGCCAGTCTAGTATATGTGGTGGGATTAAACGGCAACCAGTAATTGGTATCGGTCAATGTGATACCTGCAGGTACTGTTTGTACTGCTCTATAATAATTTCCTTTGGGGGACCCAGTCATTGATCCTGTTGCAGTAGACAACACAAATGGAGTTGTTGCGCCGGCAATCTCGCTGATGTAAAATTGTGTACTGTTTACTATATTTTGCACATAGTATGTTTGACCAGCAACAATGCCGCCAAATGTAGTACCTGAAAACACAATAGGTTGTCCCACTGTCATTGCACTGGTGTTGTTGCAAGTAACTATGTTAGCACCGCTAACAGTGCTGGTAACTGTAATTTGGGTGTCATTAAAGATAATATCCAAGGCTTGATATGTGTTATTCAAGTTCCATGCTTGACTGATTGTGTAAGGACGCAACTGAGGTATTGCCACTATTTTGCCGTTTATAAACACATATGCTTCTACAATTTCGGCATAATTTACTGGTAGAATTATAATGTTGTTATCTGCTACAACTGTGGCACCATCATAATTTCCTCGGAACAACTGGCTACCACCACCCACTTCATAAACATCAATAACAACAATGTCAAATGCAGATACACTGTTAACGTTAATAATGGTTACATATTGTTCGTTCCAGTTTACAGTATAATCAATATCTTCAGTTAGTACTTGTCCAGTGGTTAAATTAGAAACAACTATGTTGAATGGGTGTTCTACAACGTCGGCCCAACTGTAATCAAATGTAATCCCTGGCTCAAAAGTATAACGAATTGTACCAATTTGGAAACCGTGCCCGTCAAAAGTCCAGTCAGATCCTGGGCGTGTGTAGATACGCATGTCCATGGTGTCATATTCAGCACCATTGATCAATTCTTCAGGTGCATGTCCTTCGTAAGGACCAACAAACTCACCACCGTCAACATTGATGTCTGACGGGCGGGTGCCAAGATAAATGTCTGCAAATTCACTTTGATAATTGGCATCTAGTGTTTGTGTACCGGTGAAATATTCGCCCCAAACTTGAACTCCTGGATAATCTACTCCATCTACCAGCAGTGGTAATTCTAGCCCGTACTCATTGACACCGGGCACATACAATCCCATGGTACGGTCAACCCCAGTTAATCCTGTGGCCTGTGTGCTGCCTGGATATGTGTATGTGGCTGGGTTAACCAATTGCCAATTTTCTAAATCAAATGTTGGGCCGACCACTGATGAGCTACCGTCAGCATTGAGTGCAGACCACACACGGTCGTCGTAACGAACCAAGGTACCGTTTTCGTAAGTGCCCTCACTACTCCAGGTCTGGATTGTGGTTTGATATTGGAATCGATCATATCGAATCACTGTACGGAATTGACGTATCAACCCGTTGGTCATACGAGGATATGCCACAGCACCCAGCCCATTGCCGCCGACAAACGCAACAGTAGGAGTTGAGCGGTATCCAGCACCGTTAGCAGTGACATTTACTCCAATTACTTGTCCTGCCCCATTTAATACTGCTGTGGCCTGTGCTGCAACAGTTGGAGCAGGATCGTTAGGGTTGGGAGTTATTTCAACCACAGGTGGCTCAGTATATCCTGATCCAGTTTCAATTAACTCAATAGAATCGAGACTTAACAAATAATTATTGAACCATTGACTGTATGGCCAGGAGCTCCACACTGTGGAACTAGCCGGTAAATCACTTAAATTGTTAGTTTCAGAATTAAAAGAAGTACTGTGATCATATGGCAATAATATTGGGCTAGTGAACCCAGGCACTTGCAAACTAGTATTATAATACGCCGGCAAGTCAAAGTCAGTCATGTCTCCAAACCATTGATCAAAACCATTGTATCTCAAGTTAAACTCGCGAATTTGCACATGATAAGGTTTAACTTCTTGAATATAATCCAACACAAATTCCTGGTTGTCTCGACTATAGTTTTGAAATTCAGTCAAGCTGCGAATTCTGTGTTCTACATCAATTAGAGAAGTCTTGATCAGCCATTCAGGTGCAGCAAATTCACTTAGTACAAAATTGAACATCAATGTTAATTGACGATTACGCTCAATTGCCAAATTGTCAATAAACAATTCTTCATTGATAGCTTGTATAATCTTTCTTGTTTCAATTACTGGTTCTTGATCATAATACTGTGCGTCAAAAACTTCAACGTCAAAACCAAATCGTCCCAGTGCATAATCCCATAATTGTGCAGAAAATTCAATTGTGCCGTTTTGCAGACCCACACGATCAAACCCTGTGGCGCCTCGCAGATAAATTTCAAAATTACCCTGGCTGTTGGCAATGACTTTGACACTGCTGCCTACAGGAACATCCAATGTATTGAGTCCAGCGACATTTGAAACTTCTGCAATAATTTTGCTACTGCTGTTATATCCTGGCAGATACCAATTGATATAGTTCCAATATTGCGTGGTATTGTAGTTCTGAACTTGAATTAGCTGCAATAATCTCACTGTACCATCAATGGTGATTCTTTCTTCAACAGTGTAAATGGTCCATAATCCTCGATTGCTGGAGTCGCTGACCACTAGATAATTGTATCCCAACGGAACTGTGTTGAGATTTTGGAATCCTAATATTTCTAAATTGGCTACACGTTTGTTCCATTTTCCAGATCCTGCATTTGGTTCAGGCTCGCTGCTGTTTAACAATACAAATTGTCTGCTTTCAGCTATAGGATACAATGCCAACACCGAGTTAGCTCTTGTCAGGTAATTTTTCAATGCTGCAAATCTGTCCACAAACATGCTTTGACGTGGTCGGAATTGTACCCCATAGCGTTCTGCTGGACCAAGATTGATGTCTGGCACTAAGTTGCCATTTGTGTCAACTCCACAAAAACTGTCCTGCATTTTGCGGTACAAATTACTGCTGATGAATGCATCTTCACGGTCTTGCGCAACTAATTCGTATTCAACGTGAACATTGTCGTTAGTTAACTCTTTATCAAATTCAATGCTGATGATTGTATCTTGTGCATTGATGTAATCACCAGCATTGTACAGTGCAATAGTACTAGAGTTGATAGGTGCAAGATAGGTAATGCCCGATGCTTTGGGATTTTCAATATAGTTAGAAACTGTGCTTACTGGTAGGGTTTTTCCATGTTGTGTGGCTGTGGCAGTTATTCCACGAACCCAGAAATAATATTCAGTATTAAAAATACCTTGTGGACTGAGCACAGTGTTTACCACATAACTGTTGATGTCTAATGGTGTTCCTTCACCAACATAAGATGCAGGAACTGTGGTACTAACAATCCACTGATAAACATCTACACTGCTGCCAGGGAATGTTTGCCCCCAACGTCGACTTGCATACACAATGTCATCTTGATTGGGGTCAATGAATCTCACCGTACTGGTATCCCACCATGCTTGCCCAACTTGTGTTCGTCCCCATGTTGTGCCACGAATGCCAACAGGACCAACATTGTAACTGGCAGGATCTACTGCACCAATATAGTCTAAATTTTGACGGGCAGCACCAAGAATCTTGCCTTGTAATGGATCAAAGAAATCATAATATTGTGTAGTAGCTGATGTAATTCTATCATATGAATACACTGAGTTCAACAGTCTAATATCCACAACTGGTTTTTGCTCTCGCAACACTGTCCATGCTGGAGTCCGAGAGTTGTTGGTACTAACAAACACACGACCGTAGTTGGCCAACATGGTACTGTCTTCCAGTTCATTACCTGGTGCGCCAGTGAATAGTACTCCGTCGGTGTAGTCCACTGCGGCGCCGTATTGATCTTGTGTTTGCACGTCTGGATTGTCAATTTGCTGACCAAACACAAACTTGTCAGGATTGGCTACTGATGAGCTGGAACTTGGCAGTAGATCATATGTATAAACTGATCCACTTTGTAATACTTGGTCAAAGAAATCTGTGGCGCCTTCGTCAAAGTCTGTGGTGTTTAAATCAAACACTGTGATTAGATATAGTGTGCCACGTGGAGCACCGACTACCAAATTCACAGCACTGTCATCAATACTGACACTGGTGCCAAAACCAGCAAAATCCACAGGGTATGGACTTACAATGGTCTGTGTAAACACAAAAGTTTCAATCCCAAGATCGGCAAATGCTGTGCCTACTGAGCCTGGAGCCACTTGCAGTTTGTCGCCAACCGGTGCTGCGGCAGAGTTTTTTACAGCAATGGTCAAATATCCTGCAGCATCAACTGTTGCTTGTACATTGGGCACATCTACATTGATTTGTGCAGCCAGGCCACGTACTTGTGCGCTGGCAGTAATTGTGGTTGTTGTTATTGTTTTCCAGTATGAAGTATTGGTCAGTGCTGTGCTTGCAGGTACTGACTGCAAACTCAAGTAAATGGTAGTCACACCGCTGCTGGCAGTTTGATAGGTCACTGTATTTGCAGCATATCCAGTTGAGTTGTTCCAGGCGTTGGGTACCACAACATCTTGATTGTTGACTCGCAATGTGTTGCCTCCGGTCAGGACAGAGTTGGCCACTGTGTTGGTAATGATACCAAATGCACGACTTTGATTGACGCTGCGTTCAACTGCACCGGCTTTGAATTGTTGCACACTGCTGTTGGGCACACCCACATACAAACTGCAATTGTAGCTGCAAAGATCAGTGTCGTAGCCGTAGTTGCTGAATTCTGCCTCAGTGTCTTGAGCTATTTCTTGTACCAGACTGAACCCATTGGTTTCAATTTCAATAATATCACCCACTTGCAGATCAGCAAGAATGGTAATGGTGTTGCCACTCACTGTGAAAGTGTTTGTTTGATTGGGGGCGGCTGCTTGCTCGTTGACCAAGAATGTGTTATTGACCAACACGCTGACTGGTGCAGACACTGAACCTAGCACTGTGAATGTCACACTTGATGCATCAGTGCCGTAGATAAAACGTTGAACATCTCGGTCATACACATACACGGTACCTGCTTCAACTTTGCCATTGACTGTGTTGTTGGGTGCGCCGATCAGCACTTGTCGACCGTCTGTGCTGGTGCTGACACTGTAGCCAAAGTCATCGCCTGCTGCACTGCCAGCATTGGTGATTGTACCAGCATACTGGAAGTATCCTTCAGCACGTACAAGAATACTTGAACCAACTGCTGGAGAATTCAAAAATATCAAGTCATTATCCAAGGCACTGTCGTTGCTGAAGATGTAGTCAATTTCAGGACGTTGTAACACGTCATCAACCAGTACTGAAAAACTATACAAGTTGTCCACAGCGTAAAAGTATTCATTCAGTGAGAATGACACTGTCAATGGCGGTGGTGTGTAGCTTGGTGTACCGTTGATCGCTGTGATGATTCCACTGTTTTCTGTAATGGTAAACGTTATGTCATTGGCTGGGCTTGCGCCGCCATCAAAACTTGCTGCTGGAATTGTTATAGAATTGCCAGCAGTGTATCCTGTGCCGCCATTTTCAACGCTGACTGTGACTGTGCCTCTCACACGAGTCACAACAAAAGTTGCATTTGATCCGGTGCCGCCGGTGCCTGCTACTCCATAATACACTTGATAGTCCAGCAGTTTACGACTGGTTCTAATAATTTCAACTGCATCGCCAACAGCAGGCGCTGTAGCAAATACTACCGCAGTAAATGAGTTTATCACAGTGTAATTGGTGCCAAGCACTTGTTCATCGCCGGCTACGCTCACAGTTAATTGAGTATCAGCATCAATTTTGATTGTGTTGCCAATAAAATAATTTGTAGTTGCTCCGTCGCCTAGTGTTTGCAAGCGCTGAAGTTCCCAATCAACACGACCGTATGCATACACTGCATTGGCACCGGGCGCACCAACATACAGCCAACGTTCGTCTAAGCTCACAACAACACTTTGGCCGAACTCTTCTGCGGCAACCAGTGATCCTGGTGTGGTCAACAACTGCCATTGTCCGTAAGGAATATTTCCTGGTGCGGCCAATTGTGGGTCTCGATAGATGACCACAGCGTATCCATTGTTGAGCCCACCATTGGCTCCTAAACTGCCAGGTGCTCCGGCTGCTGCCCAGGTTTGATTGCCAAAGTCCACACTGGTACCATATCCACGAGCAGCACTTTCGCCATCATACAATCCACCGCTTTTGTCTGTGACTGCCAGACTCAGCACAGCATCTTTGGGTGCTAGGGCCGATATTGGTGCATACACATTGCTGTCGCTCTTGACATACACATAAACACCGCCACGTTTGGGCAATGGAGTTAGTGAGTATGGCGTCCAGTAGGCAGTGTTATAGATACTGATGCCTTGTGGTACAGGAGCAGGTGCATAGAAAAATTCTGTTTGGAACGGATCTGGCACATACACAATTGAAAATTCAACATACTCATTGGCAATGGCCCATTCGGTTGCGCCTACTGGGAATCGATATCTTGGACTGCCAACTAGTGCAGCAAAACGACTTTGCGCTTGTGTCACACTGCTGCCATATTGTTCACCTTCGTCAACTTCATCAGGTGCAAGGCTCAGCAATTCAGTGAATACTTCATTTTTTTGCAACACAGTCCACAAATCACTGCCGTTGTTGTCTACCCAAACCTTGGCACCCGGTTCAATAGTGTTGGCATAAGGCAAATTTAAAATATCGCTGGCTTGTGATACCCGTTGAGTTTCTAAAGTAAATCCAAGACCTGTACCATTGACCACTGTACGATCGCCTGTAAAGCTAAAAGCAATGGTAACTGTGTCAAGGCTCACTACATCAAGTACTGTGTATACTCCGTTAACTTCTGGGTCAAAAAATCTTATCACCAACTTGTCGTTTACAGAAAGGCCATGTTGCTTAGAAAATATAACCAAGCTGGTACCATCTAGATTGTCACACACATGCGCAATTACTCCAGGAACAGATTCAGCTCGATAAATTGCCCAATCGTATGCATTTACTTTTGCTACCCAAACAGTCGTACCAACACCAATGTTGTCAATGTTTGCTGCTAAACTATCAGTGTTGTCAATATCAAAAACTGTGATATCAGCATCATTAAGATTTACGTAACCTGCTGTGGGTAAAGCAATGTCTGTAGGCAATGTGGTAGTGACTGGCAATATATTTGGAGAAGTAATGTTGTAACTTTCTTTCCAAATGTTAGACACTAAAATAGCTTGATCGGCTTGACTAGATTCCTGTGGATTAATAATTTGTACTAGCCCAGGATTAGAGTCAAGCAATGCTCGATCTAAGCGCAACTGGAAGAAGCTACGATTAGCATTGGCTCCGTATACAGCACGTTGTACTGCCCAGTTTTCATAAATGCTGTAGTCTGCAGATTCTTTACCAAGGTTGGCCTGAGCAAACAGTTCAGCACTGAGTATGGTGCCTTTTGAGCCCAGGAACTGTCTATACACATTTAATTGACTTACATCGTCAAGATTCAGTGACGTCATGTACTGCCGTGGTCGGAATCCAATTAATCCATAACTCAACAGGTCATTATCGCCTTCAAGATTTGCCGTGTTGATATTGTAACTGTTTTGTAACTGATTGGCTTTGTTGGCCAAGTTAGGCAGCAGTCCCAATTCAATCTGTGTGTAATCACTGGTCAACCAGTTGTTGGCATTAAACACTGCCGTGGGCTGTACAATGCTGCCAGCAGACCAGTAGGCACCTTTATACCGAACAATTTCGCCTTTGGTATAAGTGGTGTAGGAATTCCATTCTTGGATGTTGTCTTGATTGAGAATAAACCCTTGAGCATCAACAGAACCATTCCACTCAGTTGTAGTCATTGCAATCAAGTTCAAACGACTTTGACGAGCACCTGTTACAGGTTGATAGATCAAATCACCAAACACGCTGGCATTGTTCAACACAATCATGTGTTCGTAAGATGTATATTTTAAATCAATATAACTCAGTATTTGATCAGTTGCAGGTTCTACTGTGAATGTGTTGTCCAATCTAGTAATAATAAGATTGCGTGTGGGCAATTCTTTGCGGTTTTGATCCAATAATATATTGTCAGCAGTTTGTGCAGAAATACTATCTATCACAGCTTGTTCACGAGAGATGCTGAGTCTAAATGCCAAAGGATTTAAATTGATTAGTGCATTGTCATCCCAACCTTGTTGACTCCAGTACAAGAACTCAGTGACCATTTGCGGCCAGTTCAACTCATAACCATTGACTTGATTATCAAAAATCAGTCCTTGTCTCTCTAGATATTGTCCATAACTCAACAAAAAATCACTCACGGCAGTTTCACTGGCAAAAATAAAACCATAAGGAATTTGTGTAACAGTATCTGTGTAAAACGTAGGAACTTGCACAGTTATGCCACCTGCACTGTAAGTTTGTAAACGTCCAGAATACAGACTTTGAATTACGTTAAAATATGGCTGTGATGTGCTGTAGCCAAACACTGCATACCCGCCAGCAACTTTTTGTATCACCACTGATGAATAACTGGCACGATCAAACGGTTGATTTTTATACAACACTAAGTCGTAACTTTCATCGGGAATCAAGAAAGTGGTATTGGTTGAGTTAGGACTAGATTTTTCGGTATAAATCTTAATATATTGTTTGTCTGAAAAACTGGCCATTCTATAACACAATCTAACATCCAACGCACCAAGATCAGCAGTAAGATCAGTAGTACTATTCAATCCGCTTTGTCGATTAAAATCTACTATCCAGTCAATATAGCTGGCTTTACTGGTGCCGTTGCCGTAGATTTCTAAATCATTGGCATCGAGTCTATAACGATTGTTGTAGAGATATTGATTTAAATCTGTGTCAAATTTGTACAAATCTCTATCAGCAAACAATGCAAAAAATTTGGCCGGACGGGTTAACGCCAACAGTCTCATGACAGCAAATGGATATGCGCTGGAATTCCACCATGATGCTTCAACAGGGCCGCCGTCTCCGAGACTCCAACTCTTGCGGAATGTGGTATCGTTGTAAGTGCCAACTACTGAATCAAATGGACTGAGTAATTCGCCTTCTGTGCCTGTGGGAATGACTGAAGTTAATCCAGGTCTTGCATATTCTGGAAGATAATATGGTGCAACCGGGTCTGCAACATATCCTGCTTCTAAGTCGTCCCACAACACCAAGTTGTCTTGTGTATATGGGCCTGGACCGTAGTTGTCTTGCCACCATATGGGCTCAATTGCAAGTCCCAACATTTCCCAAGGTGTCTCTTGAGGTTGTTGAGTGTCATAATAGTAGCGATAGATACCACGCCAGGCTCCCAGTAATGGGTCGTTATCTAACTTGCTTTGACTGCCACTGTAATTCCACGAAAACTCATTGGTTACTGAGTAATTTTGTGTTTTGTAATCCAGTTTGTTCCAAGCAACATAACTCAAAAAGTCAGTGCTCAAAATATTGTTAATGTTCTGTAAACTATACCCAGTGTCTCTGAACTGACCTGGAAGAACTTCGGCAATGCTGATTGGTACAGGATTTCCATCCAATTTCAAGTTGTTGAATATTCTGGTTTCAAATTCCAACAACACATCATCCCGAATATCGCCAAATGTTCTAGTGATGCTGCCGTCATGTCCCACAATTACTGTTTGTGTACCTGAACTGGTTTTTTGTGTAATAATCTCTGGACGGTATGCAGGATATAATCCTAATTTAGTAGGTGTGTTTGGGACAAAACTGCCATAGGTAGAAGAATATTCATTTATTGTCAGGGTATCGCCCAACGACAATGTTGCCAATACAACAATTCGAGGACCATCTGTGGCCACTGTGTAATCAAGATCTCTGGTGAGTATCACATCGTTCAAATATACATTCATACCTTGATAATTGGCTGATGTGTAGTTGTACACATTAACAATATCAAATGTGTCATTGGTAGTATTTGATATAGTGTATGTTGTGGTCTGATACACTGCACCAGCAGGTATCATGTCGCTCCAATAAAACGGCTGTGATTCTACTCGACCTAAAGTAATTTCAGCCAATGCAGTATCTAATATTTCACCAGTAGTTTGATACTGGACAACTTGTTGAATTGCAGTATTCAACAGTTGACCTTTGAATTTCAAATATTCGTTGCTGTTAAATTGCAAACTTGAAAATATATTGTATGCTTCACTGCGTAAAAAGTACCCAGCCAAGGTCAGTGGTGCGCTTTGCTGTAGTATGGTTAGTCCATATGGCACCAGATTTCCCAAATCTCTAGTGTTATTTGCCCCGTTGATTGGACCAGAAAGTGTTGATAAATTTTCACAAATAGTTTCGTATTGGGTACGAATTGTACCTAGTGTAAAACTAGGGCTGTTAGTGTTCAATGGATTATTTTGTAAATTTATTGGTACTTGAAAAAATCCAATTTTGCTAATTTGATCACTTAGTATTAGTACTTCAATTACATCAGTTGGCAAGTAAGTGTCAGACAACGTGATTGTTGTACTGTTGGTGCTTACACTATAAGTGTATTGGCTTGGTTGAATAAATTTTGATCCTACATAGATTTTGATTGCGGGAAGCACTGAGGTAGTACCAACTGCAACATCTAATTTTAATGTTTGCCCAGTGTAGTTAAATTTAAATTGTTGGTATTGCTGACTGGTTGCAGCGGCGGTTTGCCAACCGATGAGTTTGCCAAATGTGGTACGGTCTATGTATTCTCTGGCCACACCAGAACTGATATCTGATGTGATTGACACATTGTCTTCTACATACAAAAACGTATCTTTGTACAAGTTGTTCTCAAACACAATGTCGCCAACGTTGTTGATGTTCAAATACTGTAATGGAAATTGTAAAATAGGGTCCAGTATGCCGGTGTCGCCTACAGCATAACTAAACAATTTGCTGCCTGTAAATGTGCTGGATGGATACTTGACTCGATCGCCAAAACTGATGCTGGCTAAGTCATAAACATTGAACAGTGGTGCTTGTTGTACTCCAGTTTTTTGTTGTGCTTCAGTCCATTCTACACCATTATACCAAAATGACACACCCTTTTGTGTGGTTCCTTCAAGACTTACCACACACTGATCAATCAATACCACACCATCATCAGCTACCACTAAATGTATAATGGGCTGTGCAATCAGTGGCGGCACACTGTCTGGAGTAATGAACTGTACAATATATACTTTGTTTCGTACTTCAGGATCTGAGTCAGCAGCAAAAATTACTCGTGAGCCATCAGTAAACGTATAGCCATCAACACTGTATCCAGTACTTCCTTCAATGTTGCTCAATGCATCAGTTTCTGAAAAGTCAATAATGTCAACTGGTTGCTTACCTTCAGTTCCCATGTTGTACAAGCGAATGCCAGATCTAAAATTAATAATAGGTCTTTTGGCTCGAAAATTATTGTCTAAAGAAATTTCAGTATTATTGTATCTAGCAGTAGCTTGTATTACATCAATGTGAAACCAGCGATTACTACGAGTCCATGCATTCAAATCTTTGCTGGCACGATCAATTGTAAGATAATCTACTTCACCAGGTTCTGACGCAATGGTGCTGTCACGAGCATCAACTACGTAAGTTTCGGGGGTGATGAAATTTCTCACTGGCAACAGTTCAATTGCAGTGCCTACACCAGAAATATAGAACTCATTGTTGGCAAATGCTATTGCAGTAAATCCCACCACTGTGGCAGTGCTCAATTCAAACGTTGCACCATCAGCAACTGTGGCTATTGAAAATTGAATACCATTGGCTGCAATAGTTTTGATGTAATAAGTTTGTCCAGCAACAATGCCGCCAGCTGTGGTGCCTAAAAATACAATTTCTTCGCCTTCATACAATCCAGCAGTAGAACTGCAAGTAATATAGTTACTACCGGCAATTGTAGCGGTACAAGTAAATGTAGTTGTGCCTGATCCATATGAAACTGGTAACACATCACCAGTGAATCTTACTTTGAGTCCGTTGGTAAATGTTACTCCATTGGGACTGACATAATTTTTTTGTCCAATGATTTGATCAACAAAAATTGTATTAGCATCTGACTGGTCAATTAGACGAATTTTACCAAAAATTTCTGGGTCTGTACCGTCTTGATAATACAAATCATTAAGTACCGCTGTCAACAAAGGTATGCGTTGGAAATATCCTGTGGAGTTTTTATACCAACTGGTACTGCTATATGTATTGCCGTAACTGATGGTAAACTTTTGATTTAGTCCAACATCAGCAATTTTTGCCAGGCTAATATATTCCACACCATTGCGATCTACTATGCTGATTTGCCAAACTTGATATCGATCTGTCAGTGGCACCTCGGTAGACTGATCAAAGTTGATAGAATCATAACTGCCAACTTGTCCATTTTGCCCGATCGTTGCTACAACCAGTGTAAGATCATTGGCAGGAGTTGCGCCGCCTAATTGATCTCCTGTTATTTTTAAAATGTTACCAACTGCATATCCATTCCCATTTGTTACCACTTGTATTTGTGTTTTGGTATCATATGAGTTGCTGCCTGGAAATAAATTTACATTAAGTACAGCGCCTGTGCCTGTGCCTGTCACTGACGTTACAGAAACAGAATTGTAGTTCCCATATACACTTATAGTTCCACCTGGCAGGGCCCAGTTAACTGGTAGTTGATCTAAATACTCATTTGTTGCTGGAGTGTTGGTAACGCTTATTGAGGTTGATGTTGAATTTGTAACAATAAAGTCACCGTTGTATATGCTAGGCGTTACCCCAGCAATACGTACTCGATCTCCAACCAACGGTGGGTATAATTCAGACGCAAAACTAAAAGTAGTAACGCCTGTTATATCTGTTGTGATTCCAACAATTCCCACTGGTGTTCGCCGACTGCCTGTGGGGGATAAAAATCCTAATTGAAACAACGGGTCATATAATGTAGTTTCGATCCAACCACCATCTTCAGCATCTGTGATGGGATTTGTAAACACCAGTGTACGAGCATCAAGATATGTGGTTCCGTCGATGCCGCCATAGGTGGTAATAAACTGTTCTAATGGTTGGTTGTTGATTTGATCAAATTGTAAATCAGTCAACAGATCAATTGGGCCTACATCAGGAAGATCATAATAGAATTGTTGTGCTGTTTTTTGTGGTACGTTAAAAGAAACAACACCAAGATCTTCGCCATTGTTGGTAACACCATATACATCACGGCTGCTAATGTTGGGGGTAGTAGGTATTACTCCATCAACGCCTGGGGCTGTTTGAATCCAAAATCCTGGTCCAGTGCCGGGTGTGCCATCTACAATGTTGATAGTTCCGCGCAGGTTGGTCTGATTTTCGCTAACATAGTACAAGGTGTCAGGAGCGTCTTGCGGCACAGTAAACGTTACAAGACCAAAACTACTACCGTTGCGCAACACGCCTGAATTGTATGCATCGCCAGTGCCAAGACTCAAGGCAGTTTTGATCCAGAAGGGATAAACACCATTGAGTGTGATATTAAACACATAGGTATTGCCACGTGCCAAGGTCAGTGTTGGATTGGCCTGAAAATCAATCAAGTACGAGGAGGTTCCGTTGTTGGTCACCCGATAGTTCACCGTTTCTTTGGCGTTCTGTGCTACTTGAAATGTGTAACTACCCCCACGCACTAGATCAATTGTGGGATTATTTCCGTTGAGGCCCGAGAATGTATAAACACCATTTTCTCTTGTTACTACAAAGTTATCAGCAGTGGGTACACCAAGAGATTCTACATCCACAGTTTCTGGGCCACTAGGCAACCAAAAATACTGGCTGAAGTTAATAAAACTATCATAATCAACAAATGGATCCCAGGTATAATACTCACTGTTGTACAGTTGATCTGGTCTGTTTTGATTACCGCCCTGAAAACCAATGGCATCATTCATGCCTGGATAAGTTATAACATTTTTAATATCTTGAGTATCAGGCTTGAGGCTGACAATTCCAGCCTCAAGTTGATAATCTTGTCTAGTTACGCTTGGTTCTACAACATAACTGTCGTTGGGGTTGACACCAGGTCCTACTGTGCGTCCAATAAAACCTTGTGTTTTTTTAAACTTGGGCTCTTGAATCATTTGATCAAGAGTGGCTGCCAAGAATTGTTTGTTTACTGGTGTTTGAAATATCTGCGGGAGAAAATCAACTGATCTAGTTCGTGCCATTAAATTACTCCGCTACCTGGGGCAGTACGCAAATTAGTACTGGTCAATGCTTCAATCACATCAATATTATCGATGATTGCACCATTGGCAAAAATTTCATTGGGCTGACTGCGTATCTCGTACAAGTCGCCAAAACTCTTTTGTTGGTCTAACGGCACCAACACCACCGAGCTAATAATTGTACCCAACTGCCTGTGTAAATATGCTGCCAGTTCTGAGAAGTAAAATGTATCACCAAAATTCCATTTGTCAATTGAAAAATAATTGTTCATCTCTGCCAGCACTGAACTCTTAATTTCACTGGTACTAGCTGTAGAATTTTGCGCACGAATCACCTTGATTGTGGCACGTAGCTCTGCTGCGGCCTTGGGACCAAACAAGGGTTTGAACATCACAGAGTTGACCACGATGTTGTCTGAGATCATTTTGTAATCTTGCAATGCTTGATATTCAGTTGTTAGCTGATCAATTGTGGGCAAGGAAGGTTCAATTACAGTTCCTGTGGTGTCGCGCAGCCAATTTTGATAAGCAGTATAATAACTCAGTGTCACTACATACAGGTCAATAATGTTGGTGGTGCCTGGGTCAATTCTGTTTGTGAGTGGGCTATTGTGGCGGTACTGGAAGTACAAACTTTGTCTGCCAGTTCGAGCAATCCAGCCGCTGACACTGACAACCGTGCGTACTCCTGTGACTGAAATGCTGAGCTGATAGAATGCATTCTCGTCATAAGCATAAAACACCTGCCCCGGAGTCCATTCAGTTTTGGCCAGTTCAATTTCATCCAGTGTGCCATAATCATAAATGACTCTACCTTGTTCCACCAGCAAGTAACGTTGCAAGTTGTCAAAGTCCACTGTTTGTTGTAAGAACACATAAGGTCCAGCAGTGGTAGCAGGTCCTACGATTTCGTCAAAGAAGTCTGGATTGTCTGGCACCCCGTCATTGTCACTATCTCTATAACTTACCAGGACTTGGAAGTCGTCTACATAGCCGTCGCTTTCCACAGGTTGTCCAATTATGGTGGTATAGATATCACCAGGCAGGGGTTCTGTTGAGTTGGGCTGTGTGTTCACTGCCAACACATTGACAAAGTCTTTGATGATTGTACCTGTACGGCTGTCATACACCAGTTGATCATCATAGAAGAAGAAACGTGTTTGCAACACTGATCCAAAGTTGTAGGCCAGGCCACGAAATGTAATGGTGTAGTTTTGATTTTGTACAACAAACTGTATTAGCCAACTAGAATCAAGATTAGTGCCTGATGTGTTACCAGCATATTGTTGACTCCACGCAGCAGGATTACTTTGTGAATACGCATCAAGATTGGTACTGGTTATGAGATACCAAGTATAAGGTGTGCCAGTTATATCACCGTTGCTATCATATCCCAATCCAAAATTGCGATACAACAGAATTTGCTCAGTCATTTGCTGTTCAATGGTATTGGGGAGATCAGTAACAAACAATGGAATAATAGTATCTACCAAGGCACCAGTGGGCACAAAGTTGTTGATAGTCACAGGACCCGAACCGCTGGAAAGATTCCCAACACCGTTGTTGTACCCATCCCCCACAATGGCCTGGGGACTGGCCCAGATTTCCATGCGTTCGTCTGCTCGCATAGGTGTGCCTTGAACCAGTCGGTTGTTGCGATCAAAATAATAGCCTGTGGGCGGTACAAATTTGATCAAGCTGCCTACAATAGCATACTGAAACATTGTGGTGGTGGTAT